TACCAGAGCCTGTTCGTGCTTTTAAAAGCACGAACAGGCTCTGGTACTTATAACTTGAATGATTATGGCCGCATGTTTGATTTTACCGGCAGCATGTTTGGTAGCACGGAGAACCTATTAAACAGCCGCGACAATAGAATGGTTAACGATGCACTTATGGGGTTACAACAATGGTTGAGTCGTGAATCTATTATTATTCAGGTTGTTGTGGATGGAAACAAACAAGAGGAAGTTAGAATTCGTGGGGAACAAGCAGCCAAGGCCGGCAAGATGTCCGTATATAGTTCGATTTAATGGGAGGCAGAATTGAAAAGGAATGTTAGAACAACTCTTTTGAATGCTAAAATGGGTGCTTTTGGGGGCATTGCTTCAGCCCTGCATGGTGCAGACGCCTTAGACAAAAGGAATGATGAAAGCAGTGTCAAGGCCCTTACGGACACTGTAAGTGCACTTAACGATGTTTCTGATATGTTTGCAACTGCGCTTGGTGTTAAGGCACCTTATTTAACTATTGGCGAAATACAGGCTTCTAGTTGGCTTGACGACAGCACATACGGGCAATACGCAAGTGCTGCTGGGTTTGGTGGTGCAGTGCGTGCGATTCAAAACCTTGTTTACGGAACAGAGCAACAGGGCGTTATTATTGACTGTCTTGGGGATGTTTCTGGCGAGACATCTGTAGAGTTCACTACCAACCCAATGATGTATATGACTAACGGTGTTGTTGATACACGTATTAGGCAACCAGCAAAAGTAAATGCAGTTGTTGGTATTTCTAATTATTTGGCGGATGATATACTTGGTGACTTGTTAAATGTTGGCACACGTGCTTTAGGGAACCTTGGTAACGGCATAGTGAACCAATTACTTAATGGTGGTTCTACGCGTGCACAAGCGGCATTGTACAGGCTTCGTTGGCTTATGGAAAACGGGAAGCCCTTTACACTTTATACGCCACACGGCACATACGAAAATATGCTTATTAAAAGCATCAAACCGCGTACTACAGATTCTACTATGGATATGCTTTATGCGGACATAGAATTTCAAGAAGTAATTATGTACACGTACTACCGTTCGGATGTTAGCGAACTTAAAAAGAGTTCGATACCCATGCGTACAAGTTTAAGCAAAGCAAACACAGGTAACACAAAACTAATGAGTATAAATTCTCTTTGGACAAAATAAGGGTGTGAGGAATGAAAACTGCCGTTAAACTTTCTGTATCTTCTGAGCCACAAACAATGAACCTTGCTGATGGTTATACCGCAGAATTAAGGTTTGACCCTTTTTATTACAGATGGTTCTATGATTTGTATAAAGAAGACGAGTTATTGTATTCTGGTATGGCGTTAACACCAGATTCTTGCGGGCTATTAAACATAAGCCCTGTTGCTATTGGAATGGTAGATACAGGGATGCCTGCTGGCGATTACGAACCATATAACGCACTAGGAACAAGGTTAGAAATCGTAGAGGTTGATGATGAATCTTAAAGGCAGAAAATTTAATTTTGACCGTTGTTTAAAGTTTGTGTTTACTGGGCCAAGGTTAACTGTTACGGACGAAAACGGAACGATTAAACGTTCCCCACTAACTATTGAATATTGTCCGCGTAAAGATGAACGGTTGTGCCCACACCTTGAAGCAGACATAAAAGATATGCCTTCCCCAAATGAGAAAGACAGACCGGGGTATTCTGCTGTTTTGAAGATATTTAACCCCGGCAACGAAATAATGACGATGGTGGCGAAATCAGTTACTTGGTTCTATGATTACACAAACAATGGCAACGGGGAACCCGCCAAGGCACGAAGCCAAGAAGGTTCGACACAGTTGTATTACGCAAACAAAATGCGTGTGGCGGTTTATGCTGGGTATTACGATGAAGATATTGCGGATGGCGATTACGGGAACGCACCCGTTATGGATGGGTACGTGAACAACACGTACTATTATCGTCAAGGGACCGATAACATATTAGTTATGTATTGCCACGATGTTGATATGTCTAAATCGGTTGATACTGCAAGCGCATACGGTGCAATAAGTTCCAGAACAGATGAAGCCATACAAAGTTTTATAGACCACATGGACGAAAGAAGAAGCGGGAAAGAAAGTTTCGATACTACGTTTAAAAACCTTGTTAACTATTTTGGGCAAGATTATTTAGGTCGTTCATTTGGGGATAGTGTTACAGATTTTCTTAGTTCAGTAACAGCAAAAGACAAAGACAAATATAAAGTGTTTTATGTTGCGAATCCGCAATCTTATTATGCAGACATGCAGGCACAAGGTGGAAACGGGCACGTAGTTGAAGACCCTGCATTGGCAGCGTATTGCAAAGAAGCGGGTATAACGACTTCGTTCTATACAAACGCCAGTGACTTACCAGGGATGTTAAACGATTTGTGTAACTATGCGGGCATGGAATTGGATTGGCAGTTTGATGATAAGTATGCGAAGAAACCAGTATTCATTGTTTACAGAAAACAGCAAAGCATGGCGAGTGTAGCGAAGTTGAAAGACAAAGGTGTTGTTACAATCTGGAACTACCAAAACATGCTGGAACAGCCTACCATTGATGGGACAGGCAGCATTTCAATGAAAATGTTTTTCAACAGACGCTGTATTCCGTGGGCATACATTGGGCTTCAAATGTACGAAGGGAAAGACGTTGACGAAGGAATACCTGCGTTAGAACAAATGGGGTTGTTGAGCGTGGATGGGCGTATTGCTGGTGGTTTTGCAGGGCAAGCGCAGAACCCCGCTATCGCTACCACACAGTTGTCCGGCTCGGCTTCTATTGGTGCAGTATTGAACAACACTACCCGCGGACCTGCGTTTGGTTACCTATTTAACCACGCATACCTTATTGTTAGTACCCAACATAAACTTAACACCCACGGCAACGAATGGATGACGCTTGTAAAGACTGCGCCACTAATTCGTGGTAAACTAGCATCGGAGAACACAAGATGATGTACCCTGACGAGTCAATATACGCAATGTACCTTATAAAGACCCATTACATAATGAAGGTCTTGGCGTACCACCCAGAAACACAAACTGTTGACCTTATACAGGACGTGTACGAGTTTGTTAACTCTTACGAAGGGCAGTTTGTTCGCAGAAATGAATTTGGGGAAAATGTAGTTGTCGCCCTTAAAGAGATGGATATACTTAAAGGTATCCCTGTAAAACAAGAACGCTGGGGAAAATGGCACATGCAGTGTTGCCCAGCGCCAGGGGATACAGGGTATATCGAAGTTATGACTAACGACATACAAGACTGGGTTGAGAACGGTTCAAGGTCGGTTCCTTGGTCGGCAGACCTTTTCCTTAAGAAAAGTTGCGTGTTTGTGCCTTTTGTGCCTAACAAAACCAACTGCGACCCACAATACCCGGCTACCAATGAGTCGTTCGTTATCAAATCAGATAAGATTAATCTTACGATGACAACACCAGACGAAGGGAACGAGAAGGTTGTATTGACTATGACAGGAATAACGCTAACAATAGATGCAGAAGGCAAGGTTACGCTCGATGCACCAAATGCCGCGGTTTCGGCCACATGCAAGACTGTTGAAGCGAAGGCCAGCGATTCTGTGAAACTAGACACACCACAGACAACAATTACAGGGAAACTGAATGTGAATGGGGATGTAACCATGGACAGCAAATGCAGCGTTGGTGACACACTGGATGTCACAGCCGATGCAACTTTTGGTGCGAACATAACCGCAACAGGAACTGTAACCTGCGCTGGTGTGATATCTTCTGGCATGGTATCTGGCTCGAACATTTCTACGCCGAGCGTGCCTTCAATGAACAACACAATATCTGGCCTAGAATCCCACACACATACGGTTTCTGGTATCCAGAGCGGCTCGAGTTCAACAACAACTGGTGGGCCAAACATATAGGAGTAAAGAATGAAAACTTGGGGTATAACACAAAAGACGGCATTAGACCCAGTAGGTAACGAAGTTGTTACCGAAGTTAATAAAGAAGTGGTAGAAGGTGTTGTTGAAGAAAGCACCGTTATTGCTGTACAAGAAGGTTTGGAAGCACTGCGTTCACAAATAGATTGCAACCTTCAGGTTATTAAGGGCGAAGTAGAAGATGAAACTGCCGGGGTTGATTATTTTGGTATTATATTTTCCAATACACCTTTGGCCATGAAGGTTCAGGAGATAACGCGCGTGATAATGCGTTGCGAAGACGTAAACACTGTAAAATATGAGAAATGTGAAATAGACAGGGTACACAACAGCATGACTTTTTATTTCACGATTGAAAGTGTGTATGGCGAACTTGAGTACAACAAGACATTTGAAAGTTTGGCATAAGGCAGTTATAATAAAGCAATAAAGGATTAGTTATGGGTCAATGGGCGAACACAGGTTTTATAGCGAAAGATATAGCCTATTATAAGGCACAACTGCAGGCCGTATTCCAGAACGCATACGGTGCAGATTTTAACGTGACAGATGATACGCTGCCACAAAACATTGTTATACAGGAAATTGCCGAATTGTTTGCTAATGCGGATGCTGATAGCATTGAAGTGTTAGCGCAATTAAACCCGAACACAACTTCTGGTTTGTGGCTTGACCTTATTGGTATTCTGCGTGGGTTACCGCGTGATACAGGGCATTCACAAAAGGCAACAGTGCTTATTACTTCAACTGGTTCTGGCGTTCCTTTTAGTATTCCACAAGGGCAAGAATTTACAGTGTACGAAACGGGCGAAGTTTTCACTGCTGAAAGCCTTACGCAGGTTTCCAGTACAAGTGCCACGGTAACACTTACTTTCGCTGCTAGCGGCAATTCTGCTACGCAAATCGGGTATCATTTATCTACTGATGGTTTGCTGGCGATTACTTCAATGGAAGTAACAGGTTTGATTGCTGGTTCGGATGCCGAAACTGATTTAGAATATAGGACCCGTTTGAACAATTCTGCTTCGGTTGCTACAGGCACCTTACAGTTTGTTATGAACCAGATTTCGTTGGTACAGGGTGTTCGTTCGGTTGGTGTTGAATATAACGACTTGCCAACAGAAGAAGGTGGCATACCGCCATATTCTACTGAATTTATTGTTATGCCGAGTACCGGTGTTGACCCTGCTTCGTTACCACAATGGAAATATGATGTGGCTACGGCGATTCTTTGGAACAAGGTTCCGGGTGCGCCAACACACGGCAACACAACGGTAACAGGCGTTACAGATCCGTTTGGGGCAACAAAAGATGTTAAGTTTACAATTCCTGATGCTATCAATTTGGAAATTGAAGTATCTATCGCTACGCGTGAAGAACAGCCGTATTTGGACATGTCCCAAGTTGGCAAGATTAAAGAAAACATTGCGGCGTACATAAACAACCTTGGTACTGGTGTTGATGTTTCCATGTCGCGCATTTTCCAGATTATATTGAATGATGCTAACTTCGATATCGATTCTTTGAAGATACGTATGGTTGGTGGTAGCACTTGGGTTTCCAATGCGAACTACCCAATAGATGTTCGTGAATGCGCTGTTATTGACGAAAGCAACATAAGGATTGGTGCGTAATGCAGATTAACTACGATTTTCCTTGGTACCTGCAGAACTCTGAAGGGTTCATGACGATGTACACGGGGCTATTCAATGTGGCAACAACGATAAGCCCTATATCGTTCTTGAGTTGTTTAGACGTAGACCATGCAGAATACCCACAACAGATAAAGACCATCGCGATGCTGTATGGGCTTCGTGGTGACTGGGTTGGTATTGAAGATGCCCTTATTTATGATGTAAAGAGATGGTCTGTTGGTGGTTCGCACGATTTGCCAAGTGGTTATCGGGAATTGTTGTATGTTACTGCCGCTGGTTCACAGTATATTGATACAGGCCTAACGATCACACAGGAGCACGAAATACGCAGTAAGTTCAAGCCAACAACCAATTCCTACTTATATGGGGCATTATCAAATGGCAACACGGCTAGTGTAAGCGCATTTATCCAATCCAGCGGGGGGTATTGGCGCTTTGGTAACACGGGTGTTACAAAAGCCGTGTCTTTGAATAGCATACATACTTCTACCCAAAATGTTTCGAGTGTTACTATTGATGGTGCGCCTTCAGCATATTCAACGATAGATGATTTTGAAACGCCTGTTTCGCTTGTTGTTGGTACCGCACATACGGCTACCGGCACTTATAGTGCAACAGGTTTTGTTGGTGATATATATGGGGTATCGGTATATAACGGGGACACTGCCGTTATTGACCTTGTCCCGTGCAGAAGAACATCTGATGATTCTATAGGGTTCTACGATACTGTTAGCGACCGCTTCTTTGAGAACATTGGTTCTGGCGACTTTGTGGCAGGTCCAAATTATCCGGGTGACGATGGCGAAGTGAATTACTGGTCTGGTAAACTTGCGGACACGCTTGACCTATTAACAAACTACATTAAGGCGAAGGTTCAGATACGGAACAAGAACCTGACCCTTCAATCATTGAAACAGTTTTTTGCTGTATGCTTGGCACACAGGAACTTTGACCCAGATACAGCGATTAGCGTAACCGAATCGACATTACACTTCGACTTGGAAGTTGCTGTAGATGAAGGGGTGTTAAACGACATGGTAACACTGTTATCGGTAGACCCGTGGCCTTTTGGAAAACCAACAGGAATATCATACAGTATAAATTATGTACAACAGTAAGGAGAAAAACTAATGAAAGAAAAAACTACTGTGTTTGGTTCTGCTGGGCAGCAAGATGCCACCAAGCGTAACGACACTGCGTACCGTTCTGGTATGACACCAAACACGATTGCGTATGCCGAAGACGTGAATACCTTTGGTAACATGTCTGATGAGTTTGTGTACATCCTGTGCCAAGAAATTGTCAACGCTTTGAGACAACAGAACATTGAGCCAGATGCGTTAGATAACACACAGGTAGCACAGTTGATTAACCATTTGAACGGTGGTTACACATTAACCGGTTTAACAGATGATACGGTTTCTGCTTTTGCTACGAGTTCCACGGTAACCTTTACCGGTAAGATTTCGTTCAATGCGAAAGTTTATTATGGAAATAGCCAAGCAGATAGAACCGTTGTTGATTTCGATGCTGTAACGCTATCTGTTGACAACACTTGGACACCGGGTGTAAATTACATATTCGCCACGAATTCTGGCACACTTGGCAACCAAACGAGCCCAGTTCTTGGTTCTGAGGGTGCAACCAAATGTATGCTTGGTTCCTTGTTTGTTATAGATAACGAAGGCACATTGGAAATACAGGCGAATTCATTTGCGTTTAACCCGTGGCTTATGAGTACTTCAAGGGAAACGCGTGAAGTTACAACTGCGAAAACCAAGGGTGGTTTCATTGAAGCGGTTTCTGGGACAATAGTTGATATGGGCGACCTTGAAGTGATTGCCGAAGGCATTAACTATGGCCCGACTGGTGGTGGAAAATACAGCCCAGATATTATTAACTTCCCAGAGGGCACATACGAAGATTTCCCGTATTTGTTCCCCGGCTATATAACGACACAAGCGCGGTCTGAATCGATTGATACTACGCACATTTATAACATGACCACAGAAACTTGGGATGAACTTGATTCTTCGTACTATGACAAGTTTATGGTTCAGGTTCCTTGCGTTGCACCTACCGGCCAGCGCATGATGATTCCTGCCATGTCGGAAGAAAGCGATGGTGTGTACACGCAGTTGTTTGATTCACAGGAAGCGGCAGAAGCGGCAATCTTCGGGTTACAATATACTTCGGCTTCAAGCGATAACACCCGTGCGCGTGCGATTTATGTTGGCCAATCGATAATTGTTCGCGTTGGTTCCACAGATTTAACATACGGCGAAGACTTTAAGACGGTTGGTATTATACCACAACAGTTAAGCGGTTACACTGCTTCTGCTGGCCAATCAGGTGGTTCGGTTGGTAACTTCGTTCCTATGCGCGAAATTGAATTGAGTGGTTCGGCTGTAACACTGATTAACCAATGTTCAAATGTTATTGTTGGTTCTACAGATGCACCGGTTGCTGTAACGATGCCAACACCGACTATTGGTTTTGCGAATCAGTTAATGGTTAAATATATAGCAGTTGATGACGATAGCCAAACAGAATTACAAGGTATTTCGTTCCCCGGCACGGTTCGTTGGTGGACAACAAAACCTACATTTGCACAAGGTTGTACATATGTGATAGTGTTTGATTATGTACAAGGCTATTGGTATGGCAGTTACCAAGCGTATCAACAAGTTGTATAAGGAGGCATAGATGTTTTTAATTAGCAGGACTTTTTCTAGGCAGCACCCTTTCCCGTTGCACGGGGAGAGGCCTGCTATTGCATCTAACATTTCTAGTGAAGTTCCGGCTACTGCGGTAGAAACACTTAAATATGAAACAGCCGGTTATCTTGGGCATCAGATTTTACCAGATGGCGAACAGGGCTGGTACAAGGTTGTTATAGCATCTGGCGCTGGTACTGGTGGTTCTACTGGTTATTACGGCCATGGAATGGTTGCGACATATAAATGCTACTTCTGCCCCGGCACGAGATTGACTTTTTGGGCGCCAGATTCAAGTACAACATACAAAGGCCCCGACTGGGTTACTGGGCTGCGTACTGCTGCATATGGCGCTAGCGGCGTTACAGAGACTGTTGTTACTGGTTCAAAAGGTGGTGGTGGTGCAGGTACAACAAAACCAGATTCAACTGGCGGTGGCGGTGCAGGGCTTGTTGCTACGATTGCTTGGAACTCTGAAACAGAATATCGTACTGGCGTTCCGGTTGTTAAGAAAACGATGACTGGTTATTCGCAGGCACCGTATTTGGTGTATTTAGATGAAGGCGGTAACCCAATAACATTGACGAACGACCCGAACCACGATAGCGATTTAGGGTTTGCGTATTCTGGTTACATACCAGACCCTTCAAGCACAACTGGTGGAACGATAGCGGTTATAGGGTTCTTACAAGACGAACCGGTGCCTTATGTTGGGCAAGAAATAAAGGTTTATTATCAAGACGACCAAACGCTTCCTTTCTATGTAACTACTGTGGCGGAAGCACCAAAGAATACTGTGTATTGTAAAACATGCCATGGAAACTTGGTAATGCAAGGGAACAGTGTATATGATACTGTTGGCGAAAGAATTGGTTATATTGCGGCGGTGACACAGAACTTCCGCACAAGAACAGTGATTGTGGTTCAATACACGGGCAGACAAGAAAGTTACATGCTTGATCCTAACGCTACTGCATCTTTCCAGCGCCAAATATATTATGGGTGGGAAGTGCGGGCAAATGATGGCGTGTTTCCACAAAAGCGTATATTCTGGACCAATGTTGCAAACACAAGCAGTGTTGGGACGAATGGTTGCTTTGCGTACGAACTGGTTAACGGGACTATGTGTATAAGTACTGTGCCTGCTGAACGCTTCTACTACGCAACAAGAAGACCTGATTTAGATACCGTTAGTGATAGAGTTGCTTTCGCTGTTACGTCCGATCATGTTTTGGCCGCACTAACCGGTTCTTTTATGGCAGATTGGGGTTCTAACACCATTGGTTGTGGTTGGAAGACTATTGGAACTGGTGCATACTTCTGGTTGCTTGCTGGCGGTGCTGGTTATTGGGATGCCTCTGGCAATTACCATTCTGGTGGTTGTGCATTTGGTTCTATTTTACAGTTAACGCAGCAAGCACAATCTGGCGGGTATGATTACGCAACAGCAAAGGGCCCCGGCGATTCGTTTGGTGGAACAGGTGGCAAAGACGGCACAGTTGCTGTTGTTGATTGTAACGATGCTATAGCACATGATTCTGTTGATGCGGTTAACGCGGGTTATTCACTATTAACAACGGCGAACAACAATGTGAACGGTTATGTACGCGTTTACAAAATAACGGATTCTACAGATGTGACTAAATATGCGCAGAAGATTTACTTCCCACCTTCCGATTTGTCATACACGGTTACATTCCAGTTGAATGGTGTGGACTTGCCAGATGTTTGGGTAATTCCTGCAACCTATAAAACAACTGAAAGATTCCTTACTGACGTAAAACAAGAAGACTTGTTAACGATAACAATGCACGGTGATAATGATTCTACTTCGGTTAACCATTATACGATTTCCACAGAATCGATTGCGTTTGGTATATGGCCTGATTCAGCGCCTTGGAAGATGCGTGAATACGCTGGTGCTGGCGACAAACAACTTGGGTTCACACCGGGTTATACATATGCAACAGCGTTGATTTCTGGTGGTGGTGCGGGTGGTGGTTCGACTGGCGGAACCAATGTTGGTACTGGTGGTGCTGGGGCTTCATCGGATTATGTGCGCGTAAGGTTTGAAGCAACAGATCACTGTGTAGGGCAAATTCATGTTGGTAAAGGTGGTATTGGTTCTACCAACGCTGGTGCTGGTGGTGGTTCTGTAAGTGCTGGTACAGCAAGACCGGGTTCTGCAGGGGGTGCGGCAGGCGAGCCAACAATAATAACATTTAACAAGCCAGTTAATGTTGATTCGATGCCGATACGGTTGTATTCGTGGGTGTCTGGCAGCACGATTATGTACACGCGTAATTCGATCCCAGCATCCAATGGTATGCTTACAAAGTTCTGCGATGCTACAGGCCAATTAAATGGTAAAACAGGCTACAGATCTGTTGACAGTAATAACTGGACTGTTTTGGTTTGCCAACAAGACGGCAACACATATTCCAATTCTGCGCACACCAGCCAGCCTAATATCGATATAAACCTAACGGGGCCTGTTTACACAATATTCAACAACGCTTCCGGAGGTGGCGGTGGCAGTGGCGGTAATTCTCAAAGCCATCGTCAAGGTTCCGGAGGTGGCGGTGGAGGTGGCGGCGCTTGGTATCGCGTTGACCTCGAAAACAAAAATTATTACCCGGTTGCTGGCGGCGAAGGCGGTTACGCATATTCTTATGGTGGGGGTAACAGTTTGCCGGGCGTTGGCGGCAATGGTGTTGATGGGCCAGACCAATACAGTTATAAAGGCGAAAACGGCCGTGGTAGAAATGGTGGTGCTGCTAGTGTTGGTTATGGTGCCGGTGGTGGTGGCGGTGGTGCCGGAAATAACGAAGATTCTTCATACTGCGGGAAAGGCGGTGGAGGTGCTGCTGGTGGACCGGGTGCAAAGAACGGTAACTTTAATGCCGGCAGTACAGTTTCCGATACATATACGCCAATCTTCAAAGGGGATCACGAAGGAAGACCGCTTAAGTATGGAAAGGGCGGTTATGGACGTGGAATGCCTGCAGGGGAATCATATAACGGCACAGATGGTTGGATCTTCTTGTACCGCTTTGATAATATAACTGCGACCACAGATTGTGGAAGTATCGAAGCGGCTGTAGATGAAACAATCGACTGTGGCGCAATAACAGATACAGATATAACAGAAACAATAGACAATGGAGCGTTATAATGGCAAAATGTTTACAATTAAGACGTGGTGTAGAGCAGGCCCAGAACCTGTTTACAGGGGAACAAGGCGAACTCACTATGACCACAGACACGAAAGAACTTCGTATTCATGACGGAACAAAGGTGGGAGGTTTTAGGGTTCCAACACTTGTTGCTGTGCAATACCCTTCTGCGGCCAACAACTATACTTGGTACCGTAAATATTCAGATGGTTGGGTAGAACAAGGTGGTGTTTACGACAGGGGTGGGTACAGCACGAATTGGAACACAACCATCTTATTACCAATTACAATGGCAGATTCTAACTACACAGTTCTTCTTGCTACAAACTCTATCGATGGTGACCATCTTGGCGAACACGGTTTGAACTTTGAGAGCAGAACCACCACTGGATTTGCCGTGTACTATTACGCTGGTTCAACTTCTGATGGTAGCCGTGGCGCATCGTGGGAAGTTAAAGGTTTGGCAGCGTAAAGAGTTGCCACAAACAGATTTAACAGTTAAAATAAAGATAGTATTAGAGGAGTAAAACATGGCATATATTGGAAAGATTAAAGTAACCGATACATGGACAAGTGTTGAATCTATGATATCTTCGCAAATTGGTAGTTTTACTTTTGGTGATTCTACATACCAATTACAAAGCGAAGGGCCTGTTGGTGTTCGTTTGGCAAATGCTTCTGCAGCGCCAGATGATGCAGAAGATGGGGAAAGAATCAACAATACGCAAGTTGCTTTCTACACACCGGATAGTGGCACATTGTATGCACGGACGGAAGAAGGCACAAACTTTGTATGGTTAAAGATTAGTGAATTGTCAGCATAGGGGGTGCGGATGAAACGCGGAACCGCTGCCAAAGTGATACTTGGTAAGGACACCCTTATGGATGTCCCTGCTGGTATTGTTCACGGCACAGATGTTATATTAGGTGGCAAGGCCGGGTTGGTAAACGACTTCGGCGGTCTTGTGTTATCGAACAATTTAATGCTTGGTAAGAAGATATCGCGCAGCACAATTATTACGGTTACCGTGCGCGGGCAATCACCGTTAGTGCTTCCAGATGCTATCGGCGGTTCGTTACAGGCCGTAAAAGCATTTGGTGGAACAGAACAGAGAAATTTGCCAGATGATTATATTGAACGGCAGTTTATCTATATGATGGACGGGTCGTATCTGTTGACAGATATTATACCTACCTATGATGGGCGTATTGAAATGGACTTTCAAACAACAAGTATTCAAAGCGGTGCTACATCATATTTAGGTGGAAGAAGTGACTCGTATCCTGCTGGTTTGCGATTAGGCACTGGTTCTAATAGTAGATTTGTGGTGACGGCTTTTAGCGATAGTGCCTATACGGCAACAACAGAGGTAGAAAATAATACTAGGTATAAATTTACATTTAATAACAAAGTCGCAACACTTGAATCTGGCGGTTCAACATTATTCACAAACACCTTTACTGGCGAAAACGCAAACGGTGCCGCATTGGTAATCAACGGATTAAATAGTGCTGGCACAATAACACCAAACCTTGAAGGCATCTACCTGTATTCGTTCAAGGCGTGGAACGCACAGGGCGAATTGGTCGCAGATTATGTTCCAGCAGTGCAGAAAGGCACAGTTCCAGTTGTTGGTTTTTATGATACAGTTAGCAAAACATTTAAGACGGCGACAGCAGGCACATTTGCGGCAGGTGGCGAAGCAGTGCCAACGCCCGATGCTCCAATGGACATTGTGAGTAATAATGGGGTGTTGAAATATAGTCGCAACAAAATAAATGTGATAGCGGACAATGTTGTTGTCGGTAAATACATATCAGCACAAGGTGTCTTGTCCGATAGCGAATATAACTTTACTTATATGCCGTATGTGCCAGTAAAGCCAAACACAACATACACACTGTCGTTTAGTTCGCCAGTGTATTTTTCCAGTGTGTCTGAATACAGTTCGGCAGAAGACGCTGGTTTTGTGATACGACAAACAAAGTATTCAACATCATTAGACGCGCCTTTTGATTTAACTGAATTTACATTTACAACAGGCGCAACCACGAATTATGTTCGTTTTGGTTTAAATATGTATAGATTCCAATCATTGACTATTGACGATGTTTTGGCGTTGAATTATATGCTGGCAGAAAGTGCAACAGCAGTTCCATACGCGCCGTATGTTAGCGCAAACGGTGGTGTCTACACAGACGGCTTGCAGGAAACGATAAATGTGCATACGAAGAATTTGCTAGACCCGTCATTTATGGACAATTCAACATACGGGACGGTAAATGTAAACGGGACAACGTTTGACAGGGCAAAAATTTTGCCAACGGAAAATGGTAAGACATACACGTTGTCTACGACTTACATGACAACCGGTGAATCATATTATTATGTGTTTAAAGTTTTGCCCGATGGCACATATGCTGTGCAGAGTTATTTCGTTGTTGTTACAACCGCTACCCCTACTACGTCGTATAAGACAACGACTTTTACCGCATCAGATAATGCAACGTATCTTGTACAGGCCGCCAATGTGCCAACTCTGACCAGGTTAACATTGACCGAATACCAAATGGAACTCGGTTCAACCGCAACCGACTATGTTCCGTATTATGACGGTGGCACTGCAACAACGGAAATGCTGTTAAAGGTTGGCGATTATCAAGATGTCCAAAGCATACTTGACGGTGTTGTCACGAGAAATGTCGGGGTAAAGGTGCTTGATGGGACGGAAGCGTGGTTAGACGGAACTTCGCCAAATGTGTTTCTTGTTTCTGTTTCAAACAAAAAATCTGGAAAATTCACGTCTTTTTGTAATTATTATACATATTCTTCTGCTTCACAAAGTGTACTAACACACGGAACATTTGGTATGCCAGGTTCTGGTTCAAATATGTTTTTTAAGGACGAGAGATTTTCAACCGCGTCTGATTTTGCTACTTGGCTTGCAAGCCAATACAACGCAGGCACACCTGTAATCGTTGTGTATCCGTTAGAAACACCAACAACAGAATCTGTCACAGGGCAGACATTACAAGTGCAAGACGGCGACAACATCGTGGAAATCACACAGGCGAGTTTGAGCGGGTTAGAACTGGAAGCGTCATATCAGTCGTTAGTACGGTTAACGATTCAAGAAGTAGAAGATGCGAATTTGAACAACAATGTTGAAGTCACAATAAGTTAAGGAGTTTATAATGGAACCGGAAGAAGTGTTAGAACAGGAAGTTGGTAATGAACTTGAGAATGATGGGCAAGTTAGTGAACATAACGCACCAACACCATTGAACATTACCACGCGTGGTAATTGGGTAGATTTGGAAACCCTGTTGCCGGAGCCTATGGTTGTGGGCAAAACATACCACATAAAAGTTGCGGGGCATTGCCAGTTTATGATTTCTGTAGAAAAACCCACAACAGGAATGATAACGAACGAAATAACATACACTAAAGACGAGAGTAATAAATTATGGATTAAAACAGGGGTTTAACATGTGGAAACTTGGCGTAACATTATTAAGTTGGGTATTGAAGAGAATGCAGTACAAATCAAGATTGGAGGGCAAGATAGACTTAATATTAGAAACTCTCGATAAACACGAGAGGAGATTGTTACGTCTAGAAATCATGAAAGCCATAGAGAAAAACGACCGGGCTGTTGTTCATCAATTACACGATGAATACAAGGCGTTAGGTGGGAATTCTTATATACAGGAAATGTATAAAGATTATTGTAAAAATCCAAAAAAAAGGAGTAAAAAATGAGTTGGATAGTTGATAACTGGGAAACCATTTTCGCAATTTGGGGCATGATTGTTACATTCTGTACAATGATTGTGAAACTTACACCAACCCAGAAAGACGACACATTCTTAGCGAAAGTTGTTAAATGGGCAGATGTATTTTCGGTTGTCTTCACGAAAGAAGATGCGAAAGTTATTGCTGATGCAATGAAGAAGAAAAAATAAGAGTTTGGGGTGGCCGTATTCTTATATTCTTCTGTCTGACGGTCTTCATAAGCGGTAACCCAGCCGTTCCCCAAAACTGGGCAAAGTCGCAACCTTTAACCTTGGGTTTTTTCTCGTGTTGCCGGTCACGGGCGCATACCGGCAAAGGTATTACAATGAACGAAACTTTTATTTGTTATTTGAGTAATTTAGAAGCGCCTATAAAGGCATTAACAAAAGACCACTATGTTCCATATTCTTTAGCCCCCTTGTGGGTTCGTGACAACCCGGACAACATTCACTATGCACATAAAACGATAAACTTTATAAAAGCGGATCTTATGCCATGCGATTGGGTTGACCAGCGCATAAATTTGGCGTATCGTGCATTGATGCGGTGGAATTTGAAGAAGGCGGATGCGAAGTTCGTGGAAAAAGCGATAGCACAATGGGAAGCATACGCAACCGACCCGTGTAAAGACTGCTTATTAAAAGGGCAATGTAGATGAAGCGTATATTTGTGATTCTAGCGTGTTTAATTGTTGCTGGGTGTAGAACTACGCCAGTAAGCGAAACTATTGCTGACGCGGCAAAAGAATCGATTTCTGTGGCATATAATAGTTTACCAAAGGAATGCCAAACCAAAGAAGTAAAAAAGGCACACGATAACGCCCAAAAACAGATAGATAATATTACCGCGTCCTGTAACTTGGAGAAAAAGAATCTTGAGGTTCGGCTTGCGCACAAAAATCTTTTAATTCTTGGTCTATCAATATCTCTTGGAATCCTGCTTTTGCTAACACTGCGGCGTACCCTTTCGGGGATAAGTTGGCCCACATTGGGGAGCCTGCTGGGTCGACGTAACCAACATAATGAAAATCAATAAGGTGTCTAATAAGGACGGGCTGAGGGCAAAGAAAATTTGCCTTCAAGCCCAACTTATTTATTCTAACCAAAAGTTGCGAAATTGCCTCGTCTTCCAAGCCGGGCTTGGGGCGAAGCGCATTGAACCTAACACCAACCGGCATCGCGTTCCATACCACCGTACTATAAAAATAATTGCTTGTAAAGCCAATTAGTTTAGCAGTTGGCATATCCAGTCGAACAAACGGTTGGTATATATTCATCCTCTACAACTCCGAAAAGAAAACATATAGTTCTTCAGTCCTTCTTTTAAGCAGGCCGGGCAACACTTTGCCACCGCCTTTGAACCAATCGTATTCCCTAATAAAGGTTGGCCAGTCTTTCGCTTTTAATGCCTTATAGCATTTAGAACGCGCGAAGGAAGACCACCCGATATTGTATATTAAAGACTGAATGGCGGCCAACTGTCCACCTTTAAGGTTCAAGTCTTTAATGTGTGGGTTAATTTGTTCGTTAATATAGTCAACAAGCAATGCTTCTGCATGGGACTTAGTAATTACTTCGCCCCTTTTTACAGGCAGGCCATTTGACCATGTTGTTGAGCCGTAGCCCACAGTCCACACCCCCGCGGGGCACTTGTATGCCTTTTCGCGGAAGCCTTCATATTTCTTGATTAAATCCACGCCGTACATTTTTGCTCCTTTTTGTATCAATGGCGGAGTAAGAGGGACTCGAACCCCCATGCCCTTTCGGACGACTGATTAGTAATCAGTTGCAGTACCATTGTGCCATTACTCCTTATCGAATGTCATCCATACCCCTGCTACAGTTTTCACTGTTCTGCGGCCTTGGTACCAGAATTCTGTTACCCCGAACGCGTTTTCCAAGTATTGACCGATGCTATTGTGATATCTCATATTTCTCTCCTTTTATATTTCTTCGTCTATTACACTTTTAGAATTGTATAAGTTCCACTGGTCCACAGCAGTTTTTGGTGTTGCACCAAGGAACTGGTATGGGTCCCACTTATGGCAACATGGGCATTGCGCATAATACAGGCCAGCGTACACTACAATCTTTGGTTTATGCCCGCACTTTACTGATTTCATTGCTGGCCGGGAGCCGGGCTTTTTCCCTGCCGCAACTAATTTTGCGTCTCTAACCTTGGTTTTTTCTGGGTCTTCAACGCGAATAGTACCTTTACATGGCGCCGCACCCTGTAATATTTTAGTGTAGTCGTTCATAAGAGCAATCCTTTCATTCTTTCATATTGTTGTGCATAGTATTCTTCCTTAGTAAAGCCGCGTGCTATGAGCAGTCCCTTAAAATCCTTATTGGCCTGTTTAACAAGCCACTCCCTATGTTGCTCTGAAATTGGTTCAGTAAGTTTCCCATCGTGTATTTTCTGGTGGCATTCCCAACACAATGGAATCAAGTTAAGAACTTCAAAGCGCATATGCAGGTTTGCCCTTCCTATAATATGGTGTATATGGTCTGCGGGTCTAACACGCCAACGCGAAAGACACGCCATACAGCACCTTCCATGCCTTAATTGCGGGTATAATTTGTCGCACTTATCGAACATCTTTTGTTCGGGCGACACCGCGGGTCTCCTGTCTCTCATTTCCTTTTCCTTTCATTTAATTGGCTCCGCCCAGTGTGGCCTGTGAGGTTTTACGAAAGGAAGGAAAGGCAGGCCACGGGGAGAATGTAGGAGGGATACTGCTGGGCGGAAACCAAACTTTACCTAGAATGGTATCATATCGTCATCATCATATGATGCAGCAGGCGGCGCCTGATCGATTACTTCTCTAGGGTTAACTGGAACTATGCTACGAATGGTAAAGCGTGGGAATACGCGGCCATCATCTGATTTCCAAGAAGAAACCGAAATATCCATTGCGTATTCTTCGCCACCAAGTAACTGTAGTTTCATATCTGGGGTTTCCAAACGCGCTTGTAACCATGTAGGGTATTTGCCCTTTGTGTACATGGTAACTTCAGTGAACTCGAAAGTATCACCGTTACGCGTTGGAATTTTTTTGTCTTCTATGTGGTCGACAATAAAACTGTGGTGTAAACTAATCATTTTTCTTTGCCTCCTCTGGGAATCTGATAAACTCTACATCGGTTTCTTGTTTCCGTGTTTCAAAGTTTTCTATTTCTAATTCCATTGTAAAGAATTCTACCACATTTTGGAAGGCTTTTTTTACCAAATTGTATTCTTCAGTCGAATAGCCACCATCAGTACGCATCATATTAAGGTAACCATTCATAGCCCCGAACACAAAAGAAGCCCCTGTTTTCATTGGATTTTCTTTTGGAACCCTTACCTGTTGTTGTGCCTTATTGAATTGGTCAACGAACAGTCTAATGTCTTTATCCGTTATCATAATCTTTCCTCTATTATTTTAATGTTATCAGCCAATGCTTTCTTTATTTTGTCGATGTACTCTTCATCGCGGTTTATTCGTTGCACGCGGATGCCTACGCGTGGGTGGTAGTAAATGAAGTCGCACCACTTGCGCTGGGTAACCATAAGGTTAAACTGCACCTGTGTTTTGTATTCCGGGCGAATATAGTAATTGTCTGCGTATTTGCCTTCTGTGTATGCGCAAACATACTTGGCAACTAGGCATTTAATTTCTATTATACCGTCATCCCCAACCAAACCGTCTGGCGAACAAACGACCCAGCCGGGGAAGTATTCACAGTCTTCAACCAAGCCCACTTGGTCGACTTCAACTTCGTTTACCACTTGATAAACCCTGCGTGCCTCGTGTTCTAGGTCTTTGCCCCTTTCGGTGTAAAAACCTAAGAACTCTTCGGCATCGGAGTCTTGGTAACGTCTTTCTGCTACTAATTCCCACAGTTTTTCGTCCTTGGTTTTGGAGTCACCGAGGAAAATGTGAAAAGACGAGCCAGAGAACATCCCAAGTTTTGCGGCATACCATTCCGGTGTCTGTTGTTCGATATCGAAATAGTAATGCGGTTCTTTAGGCATCGTGAACCTCCAAAGGGGCTTTAGCCATTTTCCGTTTCTTGGCATCTATAGCGGCTTTGGCCATTGCTTCTGTTACTTCATCAAGGCTTTTAACCTTAAAGAATTCACACAATTGTGGAATATTAACGCCTAACTGCACTAATTCTTCACGCTGTGCTTCTGTCATTGGTGTTGGGTGTTCCTTTGTGGCCGCCTCAACATCTTCGCCAGCGTAAACTTTCAGCCCATAACCGTGTCTTGCGCAAGCCTTGGTTAACGAACGCTGAATAGAAGTATTAACATCGAACGAAGTCACTGCGTTTAATGGTATAGATTTGTTTCTATAATCCAACACAGGCAAGTATTCAATATGTTCAATGCCTTCTACTGTAACGCCAGTTTTAACCCAGCAGAAACGCCCATCTGTGAAGTAATTACAGCCTTCTGGGGTTTCATACACCTTGTATGTGGCATCTGGGTGCAGTTTTTTAATTCCTGCCCAAGCCATCGCCCACGAAATGTAGTTCAAACCGTTTTTCTTTTCTATGTATTTAGAAACATCTTGTTCATACAATTCTTCAAAGTAGTTTAACTTAACTTCTGTCATTATTTAACCCCTTTAAGTTTGAATTTGATATCGAACCCTGTGGGCTCTCCGCATATAGGACAGTATTTCCAACTTGGGTCCACTATGTGTTCGCAGTTTTTACACAGGAACACAGTACCTTTTGGCACATCTAATTCTGCACCCATTAGTTCGCGCAAGCTCAACATTTTATATTTTGTCATTTTATACTCCTTTAATAGTCATTAGCAGGTATATTGTACCAATACCAATACAGCACATCTAACCAAGTTACGTCCATTATTCTTCCCCGCTAATCTTCTTCAGCAACAAGTCCTTTGCTTCCTGTGAAGAAAGGCGTGGGTTGTTAGCACGCACAATAGTCGGGTTGCCGTTCAGCAACACAACCTGCCACAAGCGCTGTTCACGCAGGCTTTTCTTAGCCGGTTGCGCTTTAGGGTCTTCTATTGTCATATAGCCGTTGTGGCGGTGTATAACAACATCCGACTTTGGCATTTGTGGTGGAATTTCGCCATAGCGCGTCAATGTAGTTACTATTTTTGTGCCTAAACCTATCCGTTTAGCGTGGTAAAGAATGTTTCTAATGTTCTTCTTTACTAATTTTTCTTTGCTATCCAACGGTAAAGTTGCCGTATAGTTAGTAAATTTGCACTTCTGCGAACCATCGAAAACGATTTCATTGTTTTCATTTTTTGCTTTAATGGTTACGACATAAGTAAAAGCGTCCAATAATTTGTATTGGGCAGATACCAATAATTGCTTATTATTCATTTTCAACCCCTTTGGTTAATTGTTTGAACAGCACATCAGCGGCTTCATCGTATGTAAGCAACGGCGAATCGTGTTTGCATATTGTCCAAACGCCAGAAACCTGCACGACTTCATATACACAATCTGACGCATCTTCCTTTGTTTGCTTTTTAACAGCAAAGGTTTTCATATCGGTTCTGTCTTCGTCCCAAAGGATTGTTAAGCCAGTAGAAGTTGGAATGCGTGGATCGCGTTTGTTATCGGCATACATTCTAGAACGAATGCCAGCCTTAACCTTAGCATCAACCCTGTCCATATTGATACATTTCCCGCAGTTGCAGGTAATGCTGAGTCTATAGGTGTTATCAGGTTGCCCCATAACACCAGCAAGCGAAGCAGTTACTTGGTAAGCACCCGGTAAATACTCGCGAAGGTGGTAAATAAGTTTCATTTTTTTGCCTTTTGGTTTAGAATAAGCGTAACAACGGCAACTCACGGTTAGCAAACAGTTTTTCAACGGTTGCTTTTCTACCGTCAGCACCAGCCATTACGCAGTTTTTTGTATATGCGTCAATGAGTGGGAACTCATCTGGCATACTGTACTCGGAAATCAAAACGATTTCCTTTTGTTCTTTCAGCCACTGGTAGAATTTACCGTGGTCGAAGGAATCCATAAGATATTCGCCTGTGTTAATGTAGGGTGGGTCGGCATAAACCAAAGCCCCTTCGGGTATTTCTAGGTCTTCATATGACCCATTAACAAAGGTTATATCTGGCTTACAATGTGCATACATAAGCACAATGTCTTCCAAGTGTTTAACCCTTGAATTTGGTTCTGCCTCCCCACGCCAGTACTCTTCTATCTTGTTGGTTTCATTTTCCAACGAAGTAAGGTAGGTGTCACCTTTGGTGCCAAACGACCAGATATATTTTATGTAGGCATCATAATCGCTATTTCCGTTCACACACGCCTTAAATTCATCCTTGGTTGGTGCTACCTGCTTAAACAGTTCCAGCCGTTCTGGGTGCATTTGAAGCGATTTATGAAGGTTTATGACACCGGGGTCTAAGTCGTTCATGATAACCTTGTAACCGCGGGTGGCCATATAGTAACCGAACGACCCGCCACCACAGAACGCATCAACGATGCAGGTTGGGTTTGGGATCGCCAGTTGTTTAATTGTAGCCTCTATATTTCCTAACAGGCTTGCTTTGTTACCCATATAAGGGATCCACGGTTCAAGTTGTATCATTCTCGCTACCTTTAGAGGTGTTATAGCACTTATTTTTCAGTTGTAAAGGTTTGTTTTTCTTCTTTTGGCAATTTCTCTCGTAGAACATACCTCTCGGCCGGTTCGCTCATCTGTTCAACAAGATACAGTCCGTTTTCAACGTCGTAGACACCATCAAGGTCAACAAAGAACACAGGTGCCATTGTATTACAACCAATCGGTTGAACGCAGTAACCTACTGATTCATAGGTTTCGTGCTTTTCGATGTACTCAACGCCTAGGCGCATTACCTTGCGCTTTTCAATATGGACTTTACACCCACGCTCAGAAATAACTCTAACGCGTGGGTATTTCTCAGATTTCGTAGAGTAAATTGCCCCTACATTAATCTTCATCTTTTTCCTCTTCTGGGACGTATTCACTGGTCATTGCTTTAACGGCTTCGACATACATTTGGCGTTCATCGATATATTCCAGTAATTCGTCTGCGCGTTTCTTCAATAAGGTTTGTTCATTTGGTTGCGTAATTTTAACATCTTCAATGAATTCGCGGAAGTTAACAAGAACTTCTTGAATACTCATAGCCGCGTAGTAAGAAGAACGCATTGAGTTAGCCTTCAAGGCATCGAACTTCGCCTGTGCCTCGGATTCTTTAATCATTTTTTCTTTCGTTTCTTTTGCTTTCTTTTTCATTTTCTACTCCTTGTTTAGAATCTGTAAACAACGCCCTTGTCATTGGCTGTCCAACGGCTTTGTTCCCCTGCATGGTAAATAAGAACACCTGCTATCACAACAACGCCCACAAAGAACGCAGTGCGTGCGACATTGGCATAGGCATCATTCTTGCCATGATTGTAGCCCACATGGTAGCCACTGTTATAAGTTGGCGTTGGTGTTGGTCTTGTCATTGCTGGAACCGCTTGCGCTGTCCCGATTGTTGTCGCCAATACAGCGGCAGTAAGTAATTTTTTCATATTAGTATCCTTTTGGTCTTGTTACATAGAACAGTATAAAACATACGCAAATTATTACGGCTAGCGTCATTTCTTTCTCCTTGGTTGGAAGTATTTTACCCAACCAAAGCCCCAAAACAAGAAAAAGAAATCAATTTCCGTCAGCCCGTTTTGTCTGGTGTAGCACCAATCCATCCCGATCATAAACCGGGACCAGCAGTGCCACGCGCTAAAAAGCCATTTAGGTTTCGTCTTCGCCACGCTTTTCCTCCTTTAGTTCTACTTTATCCAGAATAATATCGGTAATAATATCGATAGTATTTTGAATTGTGTTACGCTCTGGTTCAGTAAGCCGAACCGTTGGTTGAATTCCTGTTTTGGCGGTAATATATTGGTTAATCATTGACCATATATCGTCATAGATTACATCGCGCCAAACTTCTGCATTATATAAGACCATGTTGTATCCTCCTGTTAAAGCGGTTTTCATCTGTTTCTAGCATAAAATGCACATGTGCGGTTACATAGCGCCCCATAATAGAACGCATTTCATCTATATGGTTGCCATCCCATTGGATTGCGTGGTGGATATCATCCGTCCACGAAGTAACAAGATACCCATTATCTATGTGTGTAATACCGGCAGGGAACCAACGCCCACCAGAACGTCCATTGCGGATAGAAAATGTGTTCAAAATGTTTCCTGTTATACGGTCTAATGGCATTGTTAATCCTTATTTTTTTGTTTTAGCCAGTGTAATTGTTCGTCTGTTATGTTGCCGTTAAGATACAATTTCGTAATAAACTCTTGCAACACATCAAGTCTTTTCTTTGTGTTTATCAGTGTTAACCATAATGACTTGGTGCCGCTTGCACCGTTTCCACCGTTTGCCCAACAGCCACAATTATCGGTATAACAAGTGTAATAACTGTCTGGGTCTTTGTGTAATTTTTGCCCACAAAACGGACATTTTAATTCTGTGTTATGTAAGGCCATGTTGCATCCTTATGTTATCTGTCATTAACCCTATATGGGTTATTGCGCCATAACTCATTTTTAATCCTTTTTGTTGGTCATTATATCTCCATAAGGCCATGTAATAGGCACAAACGGTTGTTCTGTAATGCGCCCTTTACCGTGGCACATTGGGCAAACAATCTCTGGTGGTTCTTTTATTTCTGGTAATTTCGCACCACAGTATTGGCAGTATTTTACACCCAAAGAACGCAACACTGCTTTTCCACACTTTGGGCAAACAAACGATTGGTAACTAATCATTTTTCTTCCTTGTGGCTATTACAAACACATACAGGTCGTTAACTTCTGTGCACCATTCGGCATACTGGAACTCATCACGTCCTTCATCCCGCTCGTCTTGAATATATGACAGTATGTCGCCAACAAGGTGCGTGCCGTATTCATCTGCATCCCATGTTTCTATAGTCCAGCCTGGCATTCTTTGCTCTATGTTTTCCCTAAAAACTTTCCAATCAAAAAGATCGGCATTATCCACGATGATTTCGCTTAAAGTTTCATAGAGTTGAACATTGTTTGTCATTTTTTACCTCCTTAATTTCATATTTTGAGAAGTCGTAACCCTGCATACACAATCTTCTACGAACATCCCCTTTGCTTGTTCCAGAGCAAATAATTTTTCCGTTGTCAAAAGCCGCAAACATTGTTTTAACCTTTTTTAATTTTTATCTTGCGCAAGCGCATTTTGTTGATTATCATTCAACTGTGTTTTTAGAGAATCCGTGACGTTTGTTGCGGGTTTTTTTTGTTATCTGCTACCGCGCCCTAGTTGTTTGTTAATGCAAGCCTTTGCGGTATTCAGTATTTCTGTTTTGTCTTCGCTTTCGTAAGTCTTCCCCATAAACCAAAACATGTATTTTGTCTTACCTGCTACAGTGTCTTGCGAAAACCAAATATCAATGTTTCCATACGACTGAAAGAAATCAAACTTTTCATTTGCCATTTGTAATCTCCTTCGTTTTCATAGTCATGATAGCATCCTTCATTTCGCGAAGTTTTGTGTAGAAAAACGCATAAGCACCATCATCTGTTATGAATGACTTGTTAACCCAATGTTTGCCATTGTAATACCGCACAATCCACTCGTTTGTAGTTTTATCTTTCTTTGGCGCATTCACAAAACTTTGCACCTTTAAAAGGGCTTCTTCTTTTGTCATAATTGACTCCTTATTTCGGTTTAACCAGTTTAATGTGGTTATCTTCGGACAATTCCATAACGCGTATAGCGGTTCCGTCCTTGCCGTTAATAACAATTATATCACCTGTGTTAGCCAAGTGCCATACTTTATCGAAGTAATGGTCTTTTTCTATTTCTTCCAACGTTTCGTAATTAGAATAGTGCCACATAGTCCAACCGTTTGCATAAGCAATAACAGATAAGTTTGAGTTCTTAAATGCCATTTGTTCCTCCTTAATTCCAGGTTTTATACAGTTTAGTGTTTCGTTCTTCCGCCGTTTCAAAATCTTCTATTTTTCGCCCTTTTGCTTCCCAAAATGCTTCACACACGAAACCATTTTTTTCATCTCTAATAGGTGTAAAGTCTGCGTATGTTTGGTAGCCATCTGTTGGTATTGCTCGGTAACGGTAGCATTTCTTACGCAACGGGCATGTGTAGTTCGCGCACATTGAAATATCAGGCATTTTTACCACCTTTGTGTTTGTATAAACCGTCTTTCTTTTCCCACTCGCGTTTACGGTTTTTCTGCATTTTTTGTGCCACAGCCTGCATCAGTTCTTCTTCACTTACTTTATCTGAGCATTCGTCCTGCCAATCAAACACATCTTTCAAATACCAAATTGCAGTGAAAGGGCTATCAAAGCGCACCATACCGCAAGCGACAATGAACATATCTGCAAGTTCAGTAACATCCTTGTATTTTGAATGCACCCACTCTTCTTGTTCTTCCGCGTATTTTTCTATTTGTCCTTCAAGGGTAGCATCTGGGAATGTGTCTGCGTGCCACTTTGCAATTTCGTAAATTGTTTCAACATCTAGTTTCTTTTTCATTTTTCAAATCTCCTTTTGGTATTACAAATTTCTCTGCCCCTTCCTGCTTTGCGTTCGCCATACGCGCCCAGTATGCTTTTGCCATCAAATTATCTTTGAACTGCAACACATACTTACAGTTAGAATCCCGCATATGAAACACTAACTTATCGTTATTTACGCCTATCATATCTGCTAGGTCGTAATTAAAGCCCCAAGAAACATCCTCACCTATTATCCACATACTACACCTCGCAGTGGTTAGTAGCAGGAACGAACTCAAACGTTCCTTTCGCAATTATTCTGTTGTTTTGTTTAATCTTGTTGAACACAAAGTAACCGCCGTCTGCTAATTGGTTAACAGATCCTATCATAAACGTCACATTCTTTTTGTCACACATTTGGCGCACATACTGTATCAGTGCTGTTTTTGTAACAAGTGTCATTTTGCGCGTCTCTGGGTATTCCATATGAATTGTTATCAGCGCGTGGCGGTCTAGTTGGTCGCAAATATAGCCACCCGAATACATACCGTAATCATTTTTCTCTTTCATCTTTTGTCTCTCCACAGTTAGATGCGTATTCAGCATACACAAGGTTATAAATCTCAGCGCACAGCCATTGTGGTAATTGTATCGTGGTATGCGCTGGCATATAGTTGCCCTTCTTGTTGTATGGCTCAAGATTCACTTCAACAGTTCCCAACAACCGTTTACCATCAATGTTGAATATTTTGATTGCTCCCAGCCTTTCTTCCTTCTTCATCTTACCAACCTTTTTTTATTGCGTCTTTTGGCACTATGTAAAAACTAAAAAAGCCTATACTAACCCAGTAGTAGCGCGTGGCGCACTCAAACCAGTGTTGTTTTACACCGAACAAAAAACTATTCCAACGCCATCTTGCCTCTGTAATTTTTACACACATCTTCTGTCCTTTTTGTTGGTGCGCCCTTACAAGGGCTTTCGTCTGGTTAAGTATTTGTTTATTTTGTTAGAATAACACTCATACCAACCTAATTTTCTGTTGCAATTGGAACACAAAAGTCCCCTAAACCTTGAAGTTGTATGGTCGTGGTCACAACATAGTTTAGAAACATCTTTTCTGTTGTGTGTTGCTCTTTCTTGCTTCCCACATATTTCACAAACCTTATGTGTGTTCCTATATTCTTCTAGTTCTTTTTGTGTTATGTCTAACAACTGACCGTTTTTTGCTTTCACATTCCTGTTTAATCTATTGGTGCGAACCTTGTTTATGGCAACAGCCCGCGCTTTTACATTAGAAATTCTAAAATCCGGGTCTTTGTATTTGTCGCACAAGGCACACGATATTTTCTTCCTGGTATCTTTTGTAAAGTTTCTTGAGTTCGCACAATGCCTAGAACAAAATTTTTTGTTCGTTGTGTTGTCAAAGTTTTTCCTGCATTTTGGGCAAACGCAAATCATACTTTATCCTTTTAATAATGGTGCAACGACCCGGTTACGCTCCGAGAACTTATCCTTGGCAAGGATATATTATACTATTTAACTACCGTTGCGGTAATCTTGGCGGATTGCTCCGCCGAGCGGTTGGGAACTAACACCAACCTATCTGGTATTCTCCTAGGCAAAGGGCTCAAAGCCCAGCAGAGCCATCATAGGACGGAATACCCGAATCTTTGGCGCGAGCGGTAATGACTATACGCAGAATGTCATAAGGATTTTATATGCACCGCTCGCAAACTTGGTAGTCGGGCTGGGACTCGAACCCAGAATACTGCCTTATCAGAGCAGTTTGATAACCAGTTTCAACACCCGACTAAAATCTTGGTAGGGGCTGTGGTATCATCGGGTCTATCCCTACCCCACACTATGACGCAAACCGTGCCCCTATAATCTGGCTGACCCGGCTGGCTCCGCCCCAGCAACCTATCGGTTAACGGCCGATCGTTCTGCTCATTGAACTACGGGTCAGTGATAGGGCAATCAGAAACAAACACCGTTAGGTTGCGTAGACACGCTCAATATTCCATATAGCCCTATCCAAAACTTGGCGCGGGGCTTGCATCTTTGTTTGACAAGGTCAAAGGTTGCCCCGCAAAATCTTGGCGGGGAGCACAGGGATGAGAGAGAGAATCAGTATGAAAAAAGCGTGTGCTCCCCATAAAAATTGTCCGTTGGTATCTTTCAGTTGCGCCAGCGGACGCGTGCGTATTGTAGCAGTCGGCATACGCATCCACGCAATAAAGGAGTCCGTCCACCTGCTCGTAAACGGCTATAGACCAGAAACCAATGGTTTGTTTAATACAAACATCTCAGTCTATTTAATGCCTAAATGTCAAATCAAAACATTTTGGACAATACACCCAGTGGTGTCTCGTTTTATTCCCACCCGCACTGTTTATTACAGATGGAAATACAGTTGTGTGGGTTGTGGATAATCTTGAACACAGCCTCTTCTATGTCCTGTATATCCCTATCACAACGCGCATCGCAACCTCTGTTGGCTATATACCTACCAGATAAGAACCCAATAAGCAATAAAAATAGGCAAAAAATACTCAGCCTAGTATTTCTCTTTAATGACATTACTCATCCTTTTGTTACAATTTCAAGACTCCGACTTTATACGCAATGGCGCACTCTTCCCAAAAGGTCAGCCCCTTAAACGGTGCGTATCTGTCTGGGTAGTTCTGCTTTGCGTATTGAACGGCATCTTCCCAATACCATCTTTTCATGACAAGGGTAGGAACGCCGTTCTTGTCTATTATGGCGTTCGGTTCGCCCGTTGGCAACTTCTCAACTTCTTGAAAGTATGAGAATCCGTATGCGCCTGCTACACCCTGTATGTGTGCCGTCCTACAAATGTTGTAGAACACATCCTGTATTTGCCTTATGTTCGTATAAGGCTTGGCAGGTGGCAACTCTTCTTTGGGAGTGTTCTGCGCTGGTCGCTTTCTACCCCTTAGCCACGAATTCAATTCGATCAATCTTGGTTGTTTCGTCTGCGAACGGTTCGCGTAATACCAATCGATAGCCGCCTCGATTTCCGTCCAAGTAAAATCCCCTAACAATCTAACAACCTTATCAATGTATTTTAACATTGTCTTTTTTGTTTCCTCCGAAAGGTTATACAGTTCGCATATCTTGTTGATATATCTCACTGCTTTATCCATCATTTTAGTCTCCTTACCTTTCTTTCGTTTCTTTCGTTTTTCTTTCTTTATATATTTCTTTCTTTTATCTTTCTATACTTTCTTTGGATCTGGTCTCTATCTGGATACGGAGTATATTTTATTTATTTATCCCCAATAAATAAATAAATAAAATATACCTACTGTCCAGATAATATATACTATGAGTCTCTGGAATACGCGCGCGCGTGAGACCTACCAAGGTATCGGCTCTTCGAGTTTGTCCTTTTTCTTCCAAATCTCGACAACCTTGTCCGCTATCTCTTTTGGACACTGAAAGCATAAATTATCTTTCACTGCGAAAGCGTCCTTTGACACAGGTAGAACTCGTCTGTAAGCCTCTTCAAGGTTACACAGTAGGTTAACAGTCAGTGCACTATCGTCTGTGCAGACAGGTATAATTACTCCTTGAAAGTTTTTAACCTCATGCGCAACCCAGCGAATAATTGTCCCAATGTCCATTGGCAGAACATTATCACCACCATTGTAGCGAGCCGCACTCCAAACATTTTCCGTTGGGCGCAGTCCAGTATCCCAAAAAAAAATCTTCTTATCTATTCTTTTCTGTATAAAACACATATTCATACTTGCCTCCGTAGTTAGAATAGCGATTACACGCATTTTTATGCCCCGTCAGCGCGTTTTTTTCTTTTCGTGGTATAGTTATGCCACTTTAATACCTTTCGCCACTGTCCGTTGACCTATTCGTAGCATACCAATCGTCAGTAGAAGGGTATGTTTTGGTCGGTGGAACCACCAAGCCGATAGTTCCGTTCCCTGTAATACCGTCAATGAATGGCATTACTGGCAGAATCTTGTTCTTAAACTCTTTGTGGTGTTCCAAATAACGGACATAATCACTCATAACACTATCAAACTGTGTTAAACTAATCTTTTCCAATGGCGTAGGGAAAATAGTCAGCCCCTTTTTGTTACACATAAAGTCAAACTGACTTGTTATTTCTTCCAAATCATACATGTCGTGGACATACCACACCACTTGGTTCTCGATAAATTCTGGGCTTGTTAGTGGAATAGTGACATCGGCAAGCGTAACATCTTCGCGAACACACGAACTACTACACACAATTCTAAACTTATCTAACCCTTTGACTATAAAGCACATCCGTATCATTCCTTGCTCCCACAGTTTTCGTATATGAACTTAGCATCCTGTATCACACTTTCAAATTCTTTTTTCAAGAAACTGAAAGTTCTGCGCCGCTTATTTTTGTCATCACCGTTTGGTGTGGCAGTAAACACTTCGACTCGCAAATCTTCTGCTCGGCAATGTGTCCTGCGTAATGCCATCAAAGCAATGTCTAGCATCCTCCCTTTAACACCTGCCATCCTTGCTTGAAGGACTGCTGTTTGTTGCTCAATAGGTATTTCTTTATAATCCACAATACCATCAGGTGCGTAAAACGGATGCCCCCATCTTCTGTGGAGTTGTAATTCGGCATCGTTCTTTGCCTCTGGAAAAATATAAAACTTTTGGTTGTCTAATGTCTTAACATATACACTCACACCGTATGACATCTTAGCCTCCTTTTATTTTGAAGTGGCACTACATCGGCACAGCATAGTATTGGTTAGTCGTAATGCCACCACAAAATAAGTCCCCGGTGGGGGACTCTTTTTTAGTCTTCCAGAACTGACTCTGGGTTTTCTGCCAACGCTTTAAGTTGGTCTTGTAAAGCCTTAATTTCGGCTTTGCGTTCAGTCGTGTTCGCTGTTTTGATGAGTTCAGCAATCTGTTGAGATTCTTTCGCCTCAGCCAAGCGTTCAGCAATACACGCTTTGATGCGTTTCGTCTTTTCCAAGACTTTCTTGGCTACATTGTAAGCCTTAAAGTCAATACGATTCAACGCAACTGAAACATCTTCCAATTTGACTCCGCCATTTTCGGCTGGCAAATATTCGTATGTTTCCATCACAGACTTTACCTTAAAATAGGACAGGCGTCCGTGTGCCCATACAGCAAAGACATCGTCTTTTGCTACGTCCGCAACCGTTGTTGTATAGAACCGTTGTTCTGCACAATCTGGTGTTTTGGTCGTGTGGTTGACTAATATACCTTTCATTACTTTCATACTTTACTCCTTTTTTTGTAGTATGTGACTTGTCTCATCAGTGCGCAGGTTGTCATCCTACACATATACCCGACAGGAGACTAAGTTGTCGGGTATTTCGACTTACACAGCCAACTCTAATACCTTGCGTTCTGGATACAGATCGTCAAGCAAATCTGACACATAACCTTCAAGGTATATTAAGAACGCAGATTTGTCCGCGTTGTATGAAGGTGCGCGTTCCAATAACATTTTGTCCAATGTATCTTCATCTATGGTTTTACCAGCACGCACCAATCTACGGCACACATCCAACAAGCAATACAGCGCAGAAATCTCTTGTTCGTTTTCAGACCGTTCTAACAACGAATCGAACTCCGCTCTGTAATATTCACGCAACGTCTTACACATATATTGCGTGTATGTCCCCAACACTTTGTTGATGGGTCGTTTCATTTCTTTTGGCATATCCTTGAAAGAATCCAACGGCTGGTATTTCTTATCAAGTGTCCAAAAGCCCCTGCGGTTCTCAACAAAAGCCCCACTTAAATACGCACAGAACACAGGACTCTTTGATGCGGTATATACAAAGCATCCGCGTTCGTTATCGTATTCTGCGTATGCGTGTGTATAACCTTTTGTCCCGAACTGTTTGTTCGCTTTTATCACACTAGCCCTGCTACAAGAAAGGCAATCATAATCGTCATCATAGTGGCTACTGTAATAGGTATTGCCTCTCCAATACCCACCCGAATACGCACTTGAAGTCGTTTTTGGTGCTACATAAGGGAACGCAGAACTGTTTGAGAACCACGCGCCATCGCGTTCTTGTCCGTATTCACGATTCAAGATATGTATTTCGCCTGTCTTGTTATCCATTAACGCAAACTTGCTCGTTCCTAATGCCAATTCCAACAACAATGAATTATCTTTAATCCATTTCATTGAACGGTCTTTCAAGAACCACAAACCAAACGTCTCTGAATCTGTTTTACCTTCAATCGGCTTAATAGAACTAATAGTTCCATTATGGGCGAACGTCACATGAGACATCGCAAACGGGTGCGTATTCTCAGGGTTCACTTCGCCAACTGATTTTATCCGAAAGTGTGCTATGAACGCATTATCTTTTTGGTTAATTTCATCAAGTTTCGCCAAGAAGGTATCTTTGTCCATAAATCCTTTCTGCATCATAACTTCGCCTTCGGGTGTCTTCCACACAACTCCACCGCCTTGTGAATTGTGCGCCCACGCGTTCTCGAAGTATTCTTTCTTAATCGGGTCTACACCCTTTGGTTTTGCTATAATAACACACATAGTTTAGTCTCCTTTATTTAATCTTTGTTGTTATTAAGTTATACTCACTATCGCTGATAAACCCTTTATCGTGCTGTATTTTCGCACTATTTTTAATCAACAACAGCGTCTCTTTGGACAGTTTGTCTGGATTTGACTCGCCATCCGCGAACAGGTTATACACCTCCTTACAGAACTTCATCTGTTTAAGAATCAGTGTAGCATCTGTCGAACTATTGAAGACACGAAACTCACAAGTGCCGTGTCCATTGAACGAAATCCCTGCGTGGTGCGCATCTTCGCTTGTAGTCAATGACGCGTATCTTTCAAACTTTTCCAAGTTATTACGCAGTGAAACGCTCTTCATAATCGCGTGCCACAAACCTTTACGGCAGGCAGTATTTATCGCCTTGGTTACGCCATAAATGTCCGTATCTGGTCGCGAAATATGAATATGTATGCCTGCTGAATCGCCCGCATGTCCGTTATTGTTTTTAATAACATCGCATACGTCCTTCAAACTAGACAAGTATTTCCACCACGAATACGAACCACAATCCCAAGACAATTCGTTTTGTCCTATAACTGAACTGTCGTATCCATAGTGTAATTGCCCTTTGTGTGCGTCTTCCAATTCTTTCCAACCTGTAAAGTCGCCTTCAAATTCCATTTCTAATCCAATTAGAACCGTATTCTTGGCATCCATATCGGTTGTATGCTTTGCGACAGCACCCGAATATCCGTAATGTCTGTGTCCATAGAACTTTTCGCTCAATTTATACGAATTAAAACACTTCTCACATACTTTTTTCGCACAATTTGGCACATCTTTACGGTCTTGTAGCACGCGTTCAACCCTGTCTCTTCGTGCTATTGCTGTGAAATCCCTGTGGCAAAACGCACAAGTCCATTTAATTTTCACAAATGATTTATTTGGCAACGCACTCACTTTCACACCGAACCGTTCTTCAATCTCTTGGTTAGTCGGTTTCAGTATTGGTGGTGCTTTCTTTGTCATTGTCTTGCCTTTCAACCCAGAACGCGCAATCCAAGCAATATCTTCGTCTTCATCATAAACGAATGTATTATTGCTCCCACTGCATCCACGAAATACTGAATACTGGAATCGTGCGTGCTCAAACTTACAGTTATTGAACGTCACATCTACGAAGTCACAAATATATGTGTCTTTTTCAAATGTAATCCCTTCAATAATCGCGTGATTCAATGTATTCTTGTCACATTCATCGTGACATTGTGTTCGGTTTTCAATAGCAATACGCAGAACATCAAAACCAGTGGTCGCACCACTAATTTGAAGTTCTGGGTCGCCGTTGTTAAATCTTATGACAACCATATTAGCCTCCTTTTAAGCTGCCAAAAGTTCCCTCACTTTTGTTTCGTCACCCCAAGCGTGTGGGTTTTCTTTACTGTTCAACATATACAGGTAGTCACGCTTTGCTTGGCAACCCATAGCATCAAACAGTTTCTTTTCTGTTGGTCGTGGTTCTTTTACCAAGAAATCCACCAACCATTTAGAAAATCTAACACGCGCCATAAACATCTTCGGGTCTAATGTCGCGTTCCACGCTCGTATTTCCAGTGTTCCAAATGACCCACCTTGGTCGTGGTATATATTACACCCAACACCATAACTAATGTCTGTTTCTGAGCCGTCATTACGCACTTTTTTCTTTGGTCGACAGTTAATCGGGTATAATATACTCTGCATCAACGACAAGTGTTCACGGAAATTACCAATCGCTCTTTTAATCTTCGGGTGTGAAATATGGACATGCATCCCAGCAGATCCGCCTTTCGTCTCTGCACCTGCTTTCTTTGCGGTTTGTAATATCTCACGCACAGTTTTAATTTTCCAATCCGAAATACGCGGGTGGTTAAATCGTATTTCTGTGCCGTTTCCGTTCACAGAACCATCAGTTCCAACGTCTTGAATCGGTAATTTAGCACCAACATAATCCTTTAATACCGTTGACATTGGTGTCTTTAATGTGCCTTCCAATTCCAACTCAACACCTAACTGTGTTTCTTTCGCACCGTAGCCATCAGACAGTTTCATCTTTATGATCTGTTTTTCTATTCTTTCCAACTCTTTTATGGTTTTAGTTCCAATCGGGAGTCGTTCAGTATTTGTAAATCCAGATTTGCGGTTATGCGTTTTCCACTCTTGGACTTCTGAGTCACCGTATATCGACCACCATTCGTTAAATCCCAATCCAAGCATAACTCTATGCGCACCGCCTTCTGCTTCTCGCCCGCACATTCTCGAGTCGGAGCCGTCATATATCGCGTATGCTACAAAAGTTCCTCTTGTTGAGAATTTTCTGTCCAAGTAATAAAATGTATTTGTTTCTTCATCTACGAAGGACTCTTTAATCCCACGCAGTTCTGTGTATGTTTCAATGTGTTTCTTCAACATTTTGGTCTCCTAGTATTTTGCCTTGTTTAATTACATAGTAATATTCAACATCGTCCGTATCCCAATCTGGGCACAATTCATGTCCGTCATCGATAATCCAGCCGATGCCTTCATTTACCATTTGTCTGTATAGTTTCTGTCTGTAGTTGCTAGCGTCATCCCAACTGAAAAACACCGCAATATCATTGTCAGAAACCTCTTCACGACCATCTTCATAGTAGATTTTAATTACCATATACATAGTCGTGCTAGTGTTCATCATTAGGACTCTCATGGTTCTATCCTTTGGTTATATCGACAATCGCGTGACGAATTGCCGCTTTTTCAAAGGTCAGTAAAGCCCATAATGTATCCATCTGTGGTTTCTTGCCCCCAGTCAAGTAGCCAATCATTTCCTTGATGTTCGTCTGCATTTTAGTCTCCTTTGGTTGTGCAGTTCTTGTTAATCTGCTGTTTTTACAGTAGAATCTTTCTTGCGAACCCATACTAATCTGTTTCCAAACAGTAGTGTTCGTCTTGTTTTTACGATTTCAAACGGTCCGATTAAGTGTCTAATAGCATCCAAATCGCATTCCATTAATCCGCCGTATTGAACATCGTTTATCTTAAACTTAAACAGTTGGTCTTTCATTATGCGTCCTTTTCGTATTTCCATCGCAACACAACGCGTGTTGTTTCTGTCTGTTCCGTAATCTTAGCCGAAAAATCAATTTCATTTACTACACAGTAGTCGTGTCCTTCGCCGTCTTCTGTGTAAACCGTAGCACTTGGCGATATTTTATTCAGTGCATCAATCAGTTGTTTTACTGTCATAGTTCCACCTTATTACCTAATCTATAACCAGCCGTTCCAGTAATTTCATCGACCTGTTCTTTTGCGTCTAGAAAACTATCTAGGCAAATGAGTGTAAGCGTCTTCCAAAACTCTTCCGTTGCCTTCTTTTTTTCTTCATTGTTATATTTATCCAAATACATACGGTCTTGTATTTCGCGTAGTCGTTTTAATTCGCTTTTATCGCTCACCAGTGTGATATTTTCGCAAATATGCGTATCTGGGTCTTCAAACTTGTTTTGGTCGTCCCTGTATGTGTTTAACGTCACATTCATAAGAATCCGATCTGTTTCGTATTTTCGGTTTTTTACAGTCATTTTAGTCTCCTCTGTTAGTCGTTAATGCTGTTGCCGATGCCCCAATAGGAACAGGCATCGGTAGCAACACTCGGAGTAATCATCGGTAAAACCGATGTCGGGTGTCAAAAGGATAAAGCCACCCGATATCACTTCTAACCAAATCGTAGTGCTTTCATCCGTTTCCGTATAAAACGGTCAGCCCGATACTCCTCAAGCAATTCGCGTATAAATCTTATCACTGTTGTCTCCTTTCCCTTCCGTAGTATTATTTACAATACGCTCGTAATAACTCGCGTTGTAAATCCTTAAATGGACAGAAATCCGTAATCCATTGTTGTAATGTCGCCTTGACTTTGGTCTTGTCGTAGCCCTTTTTCGCCAATGCTAACACTCTGTCCAGTCTCGTCAGTAGTCCCATTTCGTTCCAACTGGTATCAATGTCCGTAATCGCTTCTTCAAAACTCACCGTAGTCGGGTCGTATTTCATCGTAGACCGTCTGGTGCAGTCCTTAAATAGTCTTTTTCCGTTAAATGCTTTAATCGCCGTAGTTCTAGTCATCGTAGTCTCCCTTATAATGTCGTAGTATGTTCAATCTTTTGTTCCCGTTCGTTGTCCTTAATCGCATCGTATAATGCCTTAGTCGCACCGAACCATCTTTGCGCCGCCGTCTTCTTACGACTCGCATAGTATTCGTTTATTAAATCACGCTTGCGCTCAGACAGTAGTCGTTTTAAGTCACCCATAAACGTCTCTTGTCTCGTATGGACAATCGTCCTAAACGCATTATGTGGTAAATCTTGTCCCGTATCTCGAACAAATCCCCAAAAATCCAAATATCCCCCCTTCGTGTATGGCACGCATATCACTTTACCGAACATAGTAAATCTCCTTGTTTGCTATCAAGTCGGGCGGTTATAGGTCTCCGCCCGTAGACCCTGTCTCTACAATCCGCAGTCAACGTCTGTCGCCAGCGACTTCTCAATCAAATCATCCATCGACTCGACTTTACGCCCTCCGCCAGTCCTTGTGTGAATCGCCGTAGGCAAGTCGTCAACGAATACCATCTCGCAGTAGTTATGGTCTGCCCAGTAGTGCGCATATTCCATCGCCTGTGCTCCTGCTTTACGGTTCACATACATCACAGAGTCGCCCTTGCGGTAAGTGAATACAATGTTTTTATCACCCAACATAAATGTAGTCACTATGTCGTCTTGGTTGTCGTAATGACTCGCAAGCCAATCCCGTCCTGCTACACGCAAGCCTATCAGTAAGCGGTCATATTTGGTTTCTACCACCTGTCCAGACTCGTCCTTTATATACCGTTTACGGCTCGAAAAGTGAGTCAAGTTCATCTGGTCTCTAGTCAATAGCATTGTTTACTCCTTTGGTTATTGCTATCTATGATGAATCCACCACGAATCCATCGTTTATAGCAACAACCTCAGCCGACTACACGCCACCCAACGACTCTGCAATCCCACACCCGATCACACTAGGTCACAATCCCTGCTAAAAAGTTTTTATACAATATATCCACCCTTCATCGACTCATACCGACTCCTTTGGTTTATTCTATAAAATCACCGACTCAATCTATAAATAACAAGATAATATAAATATACTTGCTAATACTATGCCAGCGACTCCGCCCCATAAAAATTGAACTATAAAATCTTTCATAATTGACTCCTGTTGTTTTATTTTTCTTTCATAACTTGGCAAACTTGCCTTGCTACATTGTATATTATTACACACCCGAAAACCGATTCCTACCGTCTAGTTCACTTTTTGTGACCGAATCGGTCGACACGCTGAAACCCGCAGAAATCTGGGAAAAAAGCATTCTTTGATTGTGGGTTCCGATTCTAGATTGACATCTATGGGGTGGGGGTGGTAGATAAGCATTTGACAAAGTAAAGACGCGCGGTTATTATGTCTATGTAATTAGTTATGGTTAAGTTCTCTGAGGTAATGGTGTAAGGCGCACGCTGTGAAACTTGGCTATGGTGGCTAATTATGGGCGTATTTGGGGCACGGCAGCGGTGTTCTGTAAAAGCGGACCGGCGTTCGTTTTGGGCATATAAGGTTGATTAAATAGGCTGTCTCTATTGGGACGGTAGTTGGTGTTATCATGGTCAAAGAGCGGAAGAAGTTAACGCCTGATGACTACGAAGTGAACGGTTGGTCGAGGGCGAACAATTACTTATTAAAAGAAGAAGACTTTGGGAGTCGGCTTGAGTACAACAAGGAGCGTTTTCGGCGTGCCAGTACTGTTACGCGTTCGTACATAATGAGTGATGCGGGGCGTAAGGAGTTATCGTTAAGGGGAAAGGCGCGTTGGGAAGAGCGTGTTGCGAAGGCGAAGAGTGAAAGTGACACGACAGAAGTATTACTGCTTGAGAAATTAACCACACATGAAGACGGCATGGCGACCAGTGAATTAGTTGCTGGGTGCATTAACATGATTGCTAGGGAATTAGCGAAGCGTGGTGTACGGGATGTAGAGAATCTTGAGTTAAAGGACTTAATATTAATCTCGAATAACCTGTTAGCATTAACGAAGGCTGCTGCTGCTGTGAAGAAGGACATGAACTGGAAGCCGAACACGGTGGTAGTACCTGTTGTGCAGTCGTCATCGAAGACGGGTGGTGCTGTTGGCGGGTTAAGAGATGTGATAGACTTGAGGGATGACAATGGACAGGTTTGAACTTGCTAAGAGTCTCTTATTAGATTTCAAGAAATATGTGAAATGGATACACAGGATAGCGCAAGGGTCTGAATACGACATGACTGAAGGGCACGCTAGGTTGTGTGACAAACTACAGGAATACGCGGAAGGAAGGAATAAGAAGCGTAATCTTATGGTTAATGTTAGTCCGGGTTTTGGTAAATCATTACTAATACAGTATTTTATTACATGGTGCTTTGCTAGGTCGAAGCACTGTATGTTTTGTTACATAGCGTATGGGGAAAGGCTCATCAAGAAGTTAAGTAGGGAAAGTCGTAATTTAATGATGATGCCTGAATGGGAAGACTTATTTGGCAAGGAAATGGATCCGGGCGATAAGTCTGTATTGAATTATCATTTAATAAGTGGTGGCGTTAGAAGTGGTTTAACGGCTGGTACGATAAGTAGTGCTATCTTGGGGTTAGACGCTGGGAATCCTAGTAGTCCGGATCAGTATTTTACTGGTGCTCTTATATTAGATGATATAAACAGCCCTGAAGTGGTAACCAGTATCCATGAACAAATAGAAGCCCCGGAAACATACCAGCGCAAATTGGCAACCAGACGGCGTATGCCAACGGTACCAACCATATGTATTATGCAGAGGCACCACAAGAATGACTTTGCTGGGTGGGTAATGAAGCACGAACCGGAAGAATGGGAAGTGTTCAAGGTGCCTGCCATAAACGAATTAGGGGAAAGTTATTACCCGAAGCGTTATCCTATTGAAGAGTTAAGAAGACTAGAGAAGCAGAATCCGTTTATGTTTGCGGCTATGTACCAGCAGGAACCGATAGAAAACTACGGTGCATACTTCCATGAAGAGTGGATTAGGACGTATAGGGCGCAACCAGAAGCGTTTGATAAGGTATTTATAACGACTGACTTCGCTTTTACGGCAGATGGGGGCGATTATACGCTATTTGTGTGCTGGGGGCTGGCAAAAGACAAGAATTTGTATGAATTACGGTCCAGAATGGGCAAATGGGAAAGTCCTGACGCGAAAAGGTACTGTATAGAGTTCTTTCAGCACTGTAGGGCGGCTTTTAAGCAATGTAGAAGGGTTTATGTTGAAAATACGCTATCTGGTATAGGTTTTATACAAGATATGCGCAAGGAATGCCCGGACATGGCGATTATGCCATTACAGCGTGGTGCAAAGAAGAACAAACAGAACCGTGTTGAATCTGCTATGACGTGGATGGAAGCAGGAAGGGTGTACTTCAGGGAAGCGGACCCGAACTATGTGAACATGCGTGCACAGTTTTTGGCGTATAATCCGGCTGACAAGAACCCGAAGGATGAAACCATCGATAACACGGGTGACGCTTGTGAGATAGCTTTCAATACCCGCACCTCTAGTATTTTTGTTTGACTTTGTTTTTTATTTGTGATATTATGATAACGCGAAAAAAGGAAACGGTTGCTGCTAGGAACGCCGCTGTTATAAAAGCACAAACTGTATAGGGGGAAGCAATGGGCGAGTTTTTAAGAATGTCTGCGGCGGAATTCCGTAAGTATGCTTTAGGGGAAACGAAGTACCAGAAGGACCCGAACGAAGGTATGCCCAAAATAGGCAAAAAGAACAAGTACAGGGCGGTTAAAACCACTTTGAACGGAACAACATACGATTCCAAGAAAGAAGCGAACCGTGGGGCATTTCTGGAACAATTACAGCGGGAAGGCAAAATAAGGGATTTGGAAAAGCAGAAAGAGTTTGTTTTAATAGATGCTTTTGAAAGTCATGGCATTAAGTATAGGAAATGCAGTTGGATTGCTGACTTCTATTATTATGACTGTCGGAAGAGACATTGGGTAGCGGAGGACGTAAAAAGTTTCATAACGCGCAAGAAGCCAGAGTATCGTATGAAGGTAAAACTATTTGTCCAGCGCTACCGCAATATATGGTTTGAAGAAATTGTTTAATCTTTGGTTAAGTGTTTCTTGAGGAAGTCCAGTGTGCTAGGCATACCGTCACCTGCAATGTTAATTCTATCATATTCCAACATAAGGCCTTGTAAAAGGTTCATATGGTTTTTTTCATCGGAAATGATTTCCTTAACCAGCGCAACGCCTTCTTCATCGTTTTGCTCTTGTAATGCTTCCAGAAGCGGGTAGTAGCCTTCGATGGCCTGTGCTTCATCAGCGATGTTTTTTGCACATAATTCTTTAACGTCCATGTTTATCTCCTATTTTGCTGGGTAAAACTGTTCATCGGTTTCAATTTTAAGGTTTTTAACGGCGTTTTCAAGAATTGTAAGGTCTAATGACGCTTTGAATTCTTTTAGTTCCTGTTTTTCCCACAAATATGTTCTTTTGTTCGCAATGGCCTTATCTATATCGTTCACGCCGTTAACTTGGAGCAAATACAGGTAATAAGTCTCTGCATCTTTATATTTGTCGAAAAAATAAAAATTGGCTAGCGTACCTTTCGGTGTGCGTAGCCGCGTAACAACTTCATACTTATCGTATGGGAGTCCGTTTCTGACCAGAATATGACCCGGTCCTGATATATCCATAAGCACTCTCCTTGCTCGGTTGTTTCATTTTAGACAAATAACTTGCCGATTGTCAAATAAATAATTATAATAGATAACAAACAGGAGCAGGTATGGCGACTAAAAAATCAAAAAATGTTGGGATTAAAGGAACAAAACTGAGCAATTCTATGGCACAACTTGTTGCCGGCATTGTTCCGGGCGGGCAAAGAACTCGCGGTTCGCTTTCCCCCAACGCTATAAACGCAATTAGTAGTTTATTGCTACAAGTACGCGGCGAATACCTTACGCTTAACTACGGGCTTCTTACATGCCTTTACCAGCAGTTTGGTTTAATACAATCTTTGGTAGAAGTGCCTGTATTGGACGCCTTTAGGGGCGGTATTAAGTTTACCGGCTATGAAAACAAGGTTGTTTTGCCCGAAAAGAAGAAAAAGCGCCTTTTTAGGTTCTGGAACGCTGATGATAAGAATAACCAACCACAACGCGATGCTGGTCTGGATTTTCAGATTGAGCAAATGAAGAAGCGTGAAGAGTGGGAAAAAGAACAGGTTAGCAAAGATGAAGCCGATAAGAAGGCAGATGATTCTTACTTTAGGGATGAAGTGCCGGGGCAAGACATTCGCCGTATGGAGATTTACCTTCGCAGAGACCAAACTTGGCGCAAGGTACAACAGGCTCTTTTCTGGAACCGTTTGTATGGTGGCGCAGCGATTGTGGTGCTTGATGGTAGAGATCCTAAAACGGAACTTAAATTAGAAGATATTAACCAAGATACCCCATTGGAATTCTATGTGACCGATAACTGGGAAATTTCTGGAATGACCAGCGCAACGGACGGAAAACAGATGGACCCAATAGATTGGAACTCTGATACGCCGTTCACATTGCGTGGGCACCAGATTCACAAATCCCGTGTTATTACCTTTAAGGGCAAAGAGTTCCCACCGTTGTATAGGGCGATTGGCCGTGGCTGGGGCATGAGTATTCTTGAGCCATTGGTCCGCACCTTGAACAAGGGCGTAAAGAACGAAAATGTGATATTTGAACTGTTGGATGAATCCAAGATTGATGTTTTCTCTTTCTATGGCTTAAATGATGCTTTACAGGATGCAGATGCCACAGACGCCATTACAAAGCGTGTTGGTTATGCTTCCATGGTAAAGAACTACATGAAGGCCTTATTATTAGACTCAGAAGACCAATACCAACAGAAGCAAATACATTTCAACGGGTTGGCAGACCTGAAAGCAGATTCCCGTGTTGATATGGCTGCGGATGCCAGAATTACAATGAACAAGTTGTATGGCATGTCGCCGGCTGGGTTTAATTCGGGCGAAGCGGATCGTGAGACTTATGCTGATACTGTTGAAGCGGAAGTTCGTATTCCTGCCGAATATGCTATCATCCGTATATTAGAGTTTGTTGGAAGAAAAGTGCTTGGCAAGACCTTGGACTTTGAAATGGAATGGGCGCCGCTTATTCGTACATCGGAATACGAAAGGGAAAAGACAAAAACCCTTCTGTTAGCGAATTTGAACGAAGCAAGCATATGGGGCCGCATTACCAACAAAGAGTGGCAAGAAGCCGTAAATAAACACAACCTGCTGGGTATCGAAGTTTCCTACAAGGATAAGTTTGTTGCTGATCCTATGGCGAAACAGGTGTTCAAACCCGGCTTTGGAGGAAAATAACGATGGCAACTAGATGTAACGAATTCGATAAAGAAAACAAACGCAAGACGTTGCCTGTCGAACAAGAAATACCGAAAGGTATGACATACCGTGCCAAATTCATTTGCGCTGGCGCTGTGGGTTATAAAGAAGGTACTTACCTGCTTACCCAGAACGCCATTGATGAGTTTGCGTACACCTTAAAGCGTTGTCCGGTTATTGTGGGCCACCAAGACATTGTGGACGAAGCGGACATGTTAGACAAGGCTGTTGGGTATGTTTCTTCTGTCGACAGAGACGAATCCGGGAATTGGTATGCTGACTTTGTGGTGTTCTGTCCGAAGACAATCGAAAAGATTGACAACGGCGGATTGCCATATGTGTCTTGTGCGTACCGCGCTGACTTATCTGCTGAGGAAGTTACCTTGAACAATGTAACTTACAAAAGGGAGATTCTTGGCGGAGAGATGATGCATCTTGCGTTAGTGAAAAACCCACGGTATAATGGGACAGAGATATGGAGGAACTCCGATGACGATTGTTTCGTTGCTGACGGTGTTCTGTTCAATCAAAAGGACAACATTATGTTTGGAATCAAAATTAAAAAAGATAAAGTTGAGTTAGACAAGGAAGTGTTGATTAACACTAAACTTGGTGACAAGACGATAGAGGAATTGGTCAATGAACTGGAAGTGGCAGCGGAAAAGGTTGCTGAACAGGAAAAGACCATTGAGGGTTTAGAAGCCGAGAAGGTAGATTTGAAGGCTAAACTTGAAGAGGCTGAAAAGAAACTTGAAGAAGCCGAGGCTACCAAACCGGTGGAAACACAGGAACCAAAAGACCCTGTGGAAGAAACTCAAGAAACAGCACCGGAAACGGACGCTGATTTGAGAAAGGACTTGAATAACGCTTTGACTGAAAATGTTAAAGATATAATCGTGAAAGTCCCAAATGTAAAACTGTAATAAGGAGAACAAAATGGCATTTGATAAAACGACATTCTATGCTCATTCCCTGAACCAGTTTGCCCCGAATCGCATTCGTGGCGAATACTTGGACTGGGGCTTGAACGCACAAGTAATGGAAGTTGAAATTGACAGCACGCAAGCAACTGCCTTGTATGCTGGCGATCCAGTTAGCATTGTAACTACTTCTACTGGCAAAATCAAAGTCGTGGCGGCTACAGCAAGCACCCGTGTTTATGGTTACATTTTGTATAACCCGAAACACGAAACCTACAAAGCGGGCGATATTGTTTCGATCCTTTGCGATGGCGGTTGCATCATGGAAGCCACTACGGAAGCGATTAATGCTGGCGCGGTTGTTTACATGAAACCTGCTACCGGCGAAATAACAACGACATCTTCGAGCAACATCAAAATGGGTATTGCCTTACAGAAAAGTTCGGCAACGACCGATGGTTCTTTGATTGCTATTGAAGTGATCCGGGCGGCTATATAATTAAGGAGCGACTACGATGGCTAAAAAATACTTAGTTAATGGCGTTGAAAAAGAACGCGAAGAACTGTTTAATTCTGAGGAATTGGCAGTTATTGATCGTAACCAAGAATTGTTAAACGATTTGGGTTACGGCGACATCGATGTTACCCTGTTGACACAAATTGAACGCGAAGTTTCGCAACAGAAGTTCTACCAGATAGATCCTGAGTTGTTTGTTCCGTTCGATACAACGCAGGGTGGCTGGTCAGATTTCATCACCGTATTGCGTAACTATTCTAATGCTGATGCTGATATCAGCACTTGGGAACGCGGTGTCGATGCTGACAATGCACGCCGGGCACAAGTTGGTGTTACGCTTGGTGCTGAATCTTTGAAGATTCACAACTTGGCGAAAATGGTTTCTTATTCGTTGTTTGAAATGCGTTCAGCGATGGAAACAGGCCGTTGGAACATTGTTACCGAAAAAGAAAGAGCGCGTAAACGCGACTATGACTTGGCGGTACAAAAAGCGGTTCTGTTGGGTGACAGCAACTTCAAAGGTTTGTTGAACCAAACTGGCGTTGCTTCTAACACGACTGTGTTAACGAAACCGATTTCGACAATGACTTCTGCTGAATTCCGTACCTTCTTGGGTTCGGTGTTCGCTGAATACTTCAAGAACTCCAGCATGACTGTTTTGCCGGATACTTTGGCGATTGCACCATCTGACTTCTTAGGTTTGGGTGTTGCGGTTGACGAACAATATCCGTTGGTTCAGTCAATGTTGACTCGTGCACGCGAAGTGTTCCGTGAAGTTACGGGTAACCCGAACGCTGATATTAAGATGTTGGCGTACTGCGAACCAGAATTCAATGGCGGTTACTACAAGTATGTCTTGTACCGCAGAGACTTTGACACATTGCGTGTTTACAGACCGTATGACTACAATGTGGTTCAAGGTGCTACTGTTGATGGTATGAACTATCAGAACACAGCGTATGCTCGTTTGTCTGACGTGTTCGTGAACCGTCCAGCGGAAATGGTTTACTTGACTTGGCAAAAAGCCTAAGGCTAGCCAAGGGAAGCCTTACAAGGGGGCGGGGTACAAAAGCCCCGCCCTTAATCATAGGAGCGACAAATGAAAATTAAGAATAACGGCCACACATCTTTCTTTTGGATGTACAAAGGCACCACAATAGAAATCAAACCGGGCGAAGCAGTTGAAATGGCTGCAGAACACGCAAAAAGCATTGCGGGCTTGTTCAATAGCGAAATTATTGAAGACAAACCTGTAGTGGAAGGAAAAGCAGAAGCAATAGAAAAGGTGGAAGGCGATGGCAAAAAGCGTAAGAGTAACAAATCAAACAAAAAATGATATCTTAACGATAACCGGCGGTTGGTTGCGTGCGCATAACTTGACGGTTGTTGAAGATTGGGAAGCGACACTTTTGGCAGACCTGTATGGCGAAGACAAGGTGTTCGTAACCGAAGAAGTTGAAGAACCAAAACCAACAAAAAAGACTAAGAAATGACATATCCTATAACCCTAGACGAGTTTAAGAGTTTTTTTCAACATGAAGCCGGAATCGTGTACCAGAGTTTCCAACCGTGGGAACCACATGGTTACCCTGCTGGCATATATGTTGCCATTGAAGTCGAGGGCGGCGGTGTTTTTAGAGCATTAACGGATTACAACTGTGCGGACCCAATGACGTCCCCCACTAAATGGGAGCAGGTTGTTGGCCCCGGCGAAAAAGGAAGACCATACAATAAAGGCGAATTCATTTATGATACGCTTGGCGAAGCACCAGCACTTGGTTACTATGTGGCAACAGAAGACGGGCTGACAATAGAAGAACCAAAGCTGTGGGACCCAGCAGAGTTGGTTGATATTGCGAAAGCATTTGGTGTTGAAGCGATTGAACAATGGCGGCAACCAGATGGTTATGTGCGCGGCGATTTGATTCTTTACTACATGAACTACAAACCGTATGTGTTTGAATGTATTGTGACGGCTACGGGCGAACCACCGGCCGTACCAAATCCTAATGCTAAAGCGGTTACTTACGGCGACTGGGTTATAAATGAAGAAGAAACAGCAGAATTAGGTGACGAAATACTGGATGCTGATATTGAACGCGCTATGGCGGAAGCGGCATTCAAATTCAACGAAAACCTGTTCTCTGACGAAAAGGGGCGCATGGTGTTCCTTTACCTTACAATGTTCTTCTTGGTTTACGACAGACAGATGGCTGCTAGCGGCGTTAATGGTAATAGCGCTGCGGGCCCAGTTGTAAGTAGAACTGTTGGCAAAATGAGTGTTTCCTATATGGAATCTAAACTGTTCAAGAACTACCCGTCCTACGAATTCCTTTCAACGAACGATTATGGGCGTAAGGCGTTCAACCTTATGATGCCTTATCTTCGTGGCAATGTTAGAATCCTTAGAGGCGGAAGCACAGGCGAATAATGGGGAAACTGGCACGGGCTTTTGAATCAAGAATAACCATGGTGCTTACCGAACGGATAGGCCGTGAACTAGCACGCTTTGAAAAGGGTTCTGCGTGCGCTGGTATAATTGGCAATGCAGAATTACAGAAAGAAGCGCGTATTAACCACTATGGTGGCACTATAAGGAAGAAACAGGCTGTTAAGCGCCAGTTTACCCATTTGGAAAGCGTAGAAGTAGGTGTAATACCAGAACGCCACTTCATAGACCACGCCATTGAGGATGTGGGCGGCCTTCGGGATTTTGAAGAAGAAGTAGCAAAGGCGTTAAGTGGTTCCAAGGGGCGTTCGTATGACGGTTGGAACAAAACCACAGGCCAAACCACATTCGCTTCAGGCAGAAGGGCGGCGGAACGCGTACTGCTTAAAATAGCCAACGAAATGGCGAATAACCAAGTGCAGGCGCTACTACTAGCCACACCACCAAATGCCGAATCTACAGAAGAAAGAAAGGGCTTTAACCAGCCTTTGGTTCACACAGGGGCATTGGTTAATAATATACGGCACTGGACGGAGGGAATCTAATATGGCCAAGTTGAGAGTTTATCGAGACACTGTTAAGATTCCAATTAGTGTGACTTGGTTCCAAGAACTGGTGGACGATGGTGCTGGCGGCGAGAACTTCTATATGCGGTTAACACCACACATTAACCTTGGTGGTAAGTCTGGCGTGCCACGGCTAACCACATACAAGGGCAGCCTAGGGCCTGCGTTCTGGAAGAAAACCGAACTGGAACACGCTATTATAAACGCCAAGATAAAACGGCTTATGGAAAAGATAGAGAAGGACGCTATTGAAGACCAAAAGAAAATGGCGGCACAATCTGTTGGAAAGGGTAGCCAAATGCCGCGCCAGCAGCAATCAACCAAGGCTTCCAATGTTGGCGATACGCACGCGCAAGCCTTGGAGCGGACCAGAAGACAACATGGTATTTCTTTAGAAGACCAAGCAGTGGGCGAAGCAGAGCGCAAAAGACAAGAAGAAAGCGGGGGCACAAAGGGGCAAACCGCACAAGAGTTGTTGGCCCAAGCAAAGACCGAAGAAGAAAGGGAACAAATACGGCAAATTGCAGGCCTGAGTAATGCTGGGTATAATGCTGCGGTAGAAGATTTGAACAAGACGAAAGTCGGGTATGATGACGATGACGATTATTATTTATAAAAGGAGTTAAAATGTCATTCTTTACAGATGCTTTGGCAGATCCGTTAATTTCTGGTGGCATGGTTACGGCATCTTATAAGACCATTACTTATGTGGATGGCTTCGCCAGTGAATCTTCTGCCACACAAACATTTAAGGCGCGTAAGAGTGTACAGCCAATGACGCCCGCTGAAGCGCAGTTAAAGGGATACCCAGATTACGCTACCAACGAATTTTATGTGATTTACACACTAAAGAAACTGCCACTTCCTGCGGGGAACAAAGTGGTGGTTGTTCACTTTAACAACAAAGACTGGTATGTGCGCGGTGTTGCTTCGTGGGTATGGGACGAAGGCACGCCCTTCCAACAGGGTTATTACGAAGTAGCGGTTTCGCGTTACGCACCAGATTCAGTCAACCCAGATAGGAGTTTCTAATGTTAACATATGTACAACTTGAGAAATATATCTGTAACCTTATCAAGTACTTGATAGGGAGCAACTATGATAGTTTCAACTTTTCTGCGGAACCTACACACAGGGTATTGGCTGAACGGCAAAAGATAAGCGTTATGCCAGATGCGAAGACGATAGTAACTGTTCGTATTGACAATTACAACAACTGGCGTAACCAGCGTTATGGGCGCGGTACAGTGTATTACGATGCGCAGGGTGCCGAGCATATTTATGAATTAAGGACATTCGATGTATATGTGAATGTCATGTCCAAAGGGTTAGGTGATGCCTTCGATGCGGCAAGGTTCATCATTGCTAACTTACAAAACAACCGCTATAATGACTTTGTAAGACAAAGTGGGCGGTTGTTAGGACTAGAACGAGTTTCGACCTTGAAAAACCTGTCTGACTTAGAAAACGGAGTTTGGACAGAGCGTGCGCACTTCCAAATGCGCATGAACTTCAAGGAAGAAGTAGTAGTGCGAGATGCTGTGGAATTCGTCAATAGGCCAGACACATTGGCAGATCTGCCGGATTCTGTAGAACTAACCACTGAGTTAAAAATATAGGAGAATTAAATGGCAACTAATGTTATTAACATTCGTGAATTCGTTGACGTGACCACTTCTGTGGCATCCACGCCATTGAATGTTGCGCGTGATTGGGGTGCTTTGCTGTTTGTCCAAAAAGGCACAAATGGTTCTGCGACAACCACAACCACTTATGATAATTTACAGGACCTGTTAGATGACGCTTCTAACTCTGAAGCGGCTAAAGCGGCAACTGTTTTCTATGGCACTGGGTACAATGGCGTTACGCCAACTTCGCCTATTACCGTAGCAGTTATCAGCGCTTCTACAACGAGCGATTTCACAACCAACTTTACCCCGCTCCTTACGAGCGAAGCGTATTATGGTATTGTTCTTGATACAAACTTTACAACAGATATGCAGAAGGCTGCGGCGGCTGCTAATGAAGCGGCTTTGGCTAATGCCCCACACATGTTGTATTTGGATGACCATTCGGACGATGCTTTAACGAAAACACTGGCAAATGATTCAGCCTCCATTTCTGCTTACTGCAGAAGCAACAATTACACACATTCTGTATGTTGCTGGTCTGAATCGACAAACACTAACAAATACTATTCTGCTGGTATGGCTTCTTTCTATGCTACGCGCAAGTTTGATGCCTCTAGCCGCCAGATGTGTTCACTTGCACACAAACGCGCTTCTGGTATTTCCCCAGTTGATTTAACCATTACTGTTGCGGGCAACACTGAAAGCCCAACGGCACGGTTCAAACACTTGGATGAAAAGAACTGCAATGTGTATGCGAACATTAAGGTTGTTGGCTTACCTGCTTGGGAACGCGGCAACTTGCCTTCTGGCGATGATGTTTCAGATTTCATTTCTGCGGACTACTTGAACTACAGAGTTTCCGTGGCTGTCTTCCAACTGTTACAATCAGTTCCGCGTTTGGCGATGAACCAAGATGGTGCGGTTCTGTTGAACAACACATTGGTTAAATGCTTGAACGAACTTTCGGCTTCTGGCATGATTTCTGGTGGTGTTGCGTTGGATGGCGATGTAATACCGAATCCGGGCTATAAGATCAGCATTCCGATTCCAACCGGCGTAGCGCGTGCAAACGGCTTGTGGGAAGGCATCTACTGTGTTGGTTTGTTGACCGCTTCGGCAAAGAAAGTTGTTATTGGCAACGAACTGAAAAAATAAGGAGTAATTAAATGGCTACACAATTTGAAGGTGCGTTTAACGATATTGGACTGGTGGACTTCATCATCCAGACTCCACTTGGCGACCTAGTGGCCAAGAACCTTGGGCCTAATGATGTGGCTATTTTGGCTACACCGGGTAATGACGGAAACGTCATGAATGTGTTTGAAGGTTCAACTGGCCAATTACTTGCGAACAAATCTTATAAGGTCAAGAACTGGACCGTAACGATTCGTTTGCTTCGCCATTCGTTAGACTATTGTAAAGGCACATACTTGATTCAAGAAATCTTGAACGGGCATGTAACAACGGTTGGTATTAACTTCACGAACCGCAACTTCGGTAACGGCGAAACCGGCGTTAAGAACGAAACCTTGGTTGCCCCACAGGCATTCTTGATTAACTTCGCTGGGTTGGAAGCCGGTGCTGGCGCAAGCGGTGACTTTGAAATGACATTCAAATGTTCAAACGCAGAGTTCAATTCTGGTACTTATTCATCTTGGGGCTCGAACTATGCTACTAACTTGTTCCCGGATGATAAAACATCTGTTACATATTCTAACACTGTTGACGTGTACGATGGTGCTACATATGATAACGGTGGTGAGACACCAGCGAACCCGTAATAAAAAGGATACGATATGGAAAAAAATAACACAGAAGAAAAATACACAGAAGCGGTTAAGGCGAGGGTTGAAGCAGCACAGAAGAGTGGCGACATTCCTGAATTGTTTGATTTCGTTCACAATGGGAAAAGATGGGTTATGACGTTGCCACATTCTGTGATGCAACAGAAACGCATGGTGTATGCGCGTAACAACTTCATTATGCAGAACACATTTGAAGCGGAAGCAGAGTTGTTAAAGTTAATAGCGGCAAACACCACTGTGGATGGGCGCCCAGTAATATTGGATCAACTGTCTATTGGGGAACTTGAAGTTATGAAGTTGGCGTATCTGGATGGGCTAATCCTCCCTTTATCCCTAGGGGGCGACAAGGACGTGACGACGTACATGGAAGCAATGGCAAAGGGAAAGTAACCAAGCCGTCCCCTGAAGATGACTTCGACTGGTTCTTCTTGAACCCAGTAATGAAGGGGTACATATCTTACGCTGACCTGAAAAATGGAACGCTGAACTTATACGACCTTTATGTGTTGAATAATTTGATAAATTATGAAAGCGAAAGGGCTGTAGAAGAAGAACGAAAATTAAAGCGTAAGGCTGCGATAAACAAGAGAAGTTAGAATGGCAGACGTTGATGCATCGATAGTTATTGGTTCAATGCCAGATGAAGCCTCGGCGAAGAAAACTGGCGAAGCCCTAGGACGTGCTGCGGGCGCTGCGGCGAACAGCGCCTTTTTAGCGTCCTTTAATGCTATATTTGATAAAATACCTGTTTCCAATAAACCCGTTAAGGGTTCTGTAAGTATGCCCACGAAGGCAAGGGAGCACCTTAACCAGTTAATTGGCGTTGCAGGTGGTGCACCGCTTGGTTCCGCAGAAAGCAACGCGGCTATTAAGCATTTAATTGGTGCGTTAAGGGAATACAGCAGAAAGGGCAAATTAGGCGTAGACACAGAGTTGGCTGTTACTGCCGCTATAAACGGTGGGCAAGATGCTATGCGTCTTGGCAACAGAATACGCCGGCAGGGCGAAAATGCAGCGTTCTCGCAAGATAGAAAACAGCAAACGAATATGGATGCCTATGCGCGTGCCATTATGTTGTTTGGTGCTTCTGCTGGCGACTTACAAGATGCCATAAAGACTGGTGACAAAGACCTTATCAAGATTGCCCGTGCGAAACATGTACAGCACGCAAATATGATAATGTCTGACAGGTTTGCAGATATTGTTACCCCAAAAGATTTGAAGGCTGCTAAGGATGCGTTAGTAGAGAATTCTAGGGCAACGAAACAGGCCGCTATGAATTCTATGATCCTTAGTGGTGCTATAAGTGGCATTGCCGCTATAACTGGTGCTGTTTCAAGTATTATGCCTAGCCTATGGGGGCAACATGTAACACGTAATGTGTTTGCTTCTAAAACCGCTTATGCTGAAAGAGTTAAAACCGCTGGGCAAACAGGTGGTGGTATTTTAGGCACTGTTCTTGGCGGCATTGCGGGCGGTATTCTTGGTGGCCCCGCTGGTGCTATTGTTGGCACAAGTGTTGGTGGAACAGTGGTGGGTGCGCTTGGTGGTTTGTTTGGGGAAAAGAAAAAGACAGAATGGGAAGCGCACCAGAGAACGATTACAGACATGCAAACCCGTATTAGGGCCAACAACATGTATCGTGGACGGTATTCTACTTCGTTTGGTTCCATGATTCAAGAAATGGGGATGGCCAGCGCAGGCGATATGGAAAGTATGGTAGGCAATTCACAGACCCTTGCCGCACGCATGATGTTCGGTCAAGTTGGCGAAAATGAAATGCTTATGTATTCTCTTATGCCGAATTACTTTGCTGCTGCCATGAACGGGGCTTCCGATGCTGAATTGGCTGCTGCGTACGCACAAGACTTAAATGCGTTACCACCAATGTTTAGATTGTGGGCAGGTTCTTCCGTTGGCGGGGGCTCTGCCGGCATGGCGGCTTTCGCCCAGGATCCGTTTTTTGGTAACGTCATGAAGAACGCAGGTTTTGCACACGCAGTAGACCAGGCTATGATTGCGTATTCTGGGGGCTGGCAAGGAGCAAGTGTTACGCGCGGGATGATGAATGTTGGTATGCTAGGAAGCGCTGCTATGAAAGATACAGCAACCGTGGCTGCAGAAGCAGGTATATATGATAATAGTTATTTACGACCTGTATATGTTGGCGATATAAATAATGGCTTGCTTGCTGCTAACTCTTACGAATTACAGCGGGTATTGGCCGCTGGTGGGGGCAACATAAAAGCACGAACAGGCTCTGGTACTTATAACTTGAATGATTATGGCCGCATGTTTGATTTTACCGGCAGCATGTTTGGTAGCACGGAGAACCTATTAAACAGCCGCGACAATAGAATGGTTAACG